ATTCATTTCCCTGTATAAATTAGTTTTCGTTATGATTTTTTGAAAATATGATTCTTTTGAGGTGATTTCGTGCTGATCTACATTGTTAAGATGGATTACTGTGATGATTTGGAAATCATACTGGCAACAATTGAAAAGGATGCAGCATTAAAAGAATTCATTTCTTGTTCAATATTCTCTTTGCAAGTTTGGGAGAATGGAGAAGTTCTTATTGAAATGTTCTCTAATGAAGGTGAATACTTTGCAGATGGTGGATTAGAAAGATATCCGGAAAAAGGACAACAGTTATTTAATGAGATAGTAGAACAGTTGGAGGTGATTTGATGAAATGGGAAGTAGTTGGGATTGATAATAACTATTCTCCTTTAAATGTAGTTAATAAAGGTGACAGGATAAAGATTATAGATCGTGAATTGAATTTAGAGTTATCTTGTGTCGTTTACGAAATCGGATGTAATACCATTACGTTAACTAACAAAGAAGCTATAGAGAACATTGAAATAGATGGAGAACAGATACCTTTTACTTACGGAATGATTTGGCTAGAAGATGGCGATGAGGTTTATTCGAAAGAAGGTATTTATAGAGAAAATGATTACTACTGCTGCGAATTAGAATCTATGGAGAAAATTAATTTATTAGTCGATTCTATTTATAACAAAGTGGCTTTACCTGTAAAAGTAACAACAAAAAGCGATAAAGTTATTGAGTGTAATTTCCATTGCGTTAGTTATAGTGGTGGAGATGGTCAAACGAATGAATACGAATTACAACAATTACAGTAGTGAATCTGCTGTTTTTTTATTTTATAGAGGAATTACCACAAGGAGTGAGATGAATTATTTCCTATTATATAGAAGGTGGTGGGTGATGTGACGTGAGTAGACGAAGCATGGAAAGAGATAAGGCTTTTGAAATTTTTAAGGAACATAATGGTGAAATAACCAATCGTAAAATAGCTGAGTTGCTATCAACATCTGAAAAGATTGTATCTGAAAAAACAGTCGGTGGTTGGAAAACGAAAGATAGTTGGACGCAACAATTAGATGGAGTACTCCGCAAAAATAAACGGAGTACTCCATCAGGAAAAGCGGAGTACTCCGAAAAGAACAGTAAAGTCGGAGCGCCAAAGGGCAATCAGAATGCGGTGGGTAATCCAGGAAATAAGAATCCTAAGTATGGGAATAAGAACGCTGTTGGTCATGGTCCGCCAAAAGGAAATGACAATGCTGTAACGCATGGGTTGTTTCGCAAAATCATTCCTCAAGATGATGAGCAAGCTATGGATTTATTAGAGGAAATCGAAAATGAAGATCCGTTAAATATGCTTTTTAATATGATTAGGTTGAAATACTTCAATATATTGAATTCTCAACGTATTATGCATGTTCGTGATGAACGTGATAAAACGAAAGAGTTATCGAAAGTTAAGTACTATCTTAAATTTAATCAAACTGAAGATGGTGAAGAATATATTGAAGAAATCCCAGTAGAAAAACAATGGGATGTGCAGCAAGCTTGGGATAAACAAGCGAACCTGCTTAATTCTCTTTCTAGGGCTATGAATACATTAACTTCAATGATATCTCGTTTTGATAAATTGGCTCACGCTGATGATAAACGAAGATTAGAGTTAGAACAGATGAAGGCTACTTTAGAGAAAACAAAAGCTGATACTGCTCGTATTAAGGGTGAAGATGGGGAAGAGTATGAAGATGACGGTTTCAAAGAAGCGCTAGAAGGTAAGGTAGAGGAAGTGTGGGATGACCATGACGACGATTCCGAAGCGTAAAAAGAAACCTGCTCCGTTCAAATTTAAACCTTTCTCCAAGAAGCAGCTGAAAGTATTAACTTGGTGGAAGCCTAGCAGTCCCGTTAAAGATTATGACGGGATTATTTGTGATGGATCCATTCGTGCAGGTAAAACAGTATCGATGGCTCTTTCGTATGTCATGTGGGCAATGGAATCATTTGAAGGTGAGAACTTCGGTATGTGTGGTAAAACGATTGGTTCGCACCGTCGTAACGTTATAACGCCACTCAAAAAGATGTTAAAGTCTCGTGGATATAAGGTTAAGGACCACCGAAGTGAGAATATGCTAACTATTACTAAGGATGGCGTGACAAACTTCTTTTATATTTTTGGCGGTAAGGACGAAGCGTCGCAAGACCTTATCCAAGGTATTACTTTAGCTGGATGTTTCTTTGATGAAGTAGTGCTTATGGTTCGTTCATTTGTTAACCAAGCAACTGGGCGTTGTTCTGTAGAAGGTTCAAAAGTCTGGTTTAACTGTAATCCGGGTGGCCCGTATCATTGGTTTAAAACAGAATGGCTAGATAAGGCGAAAGGAAAGAACTTATTACACATTCGTTTTACAATGGATGACAACTTATCCTTATCTGAAAAAGTAAAACAGCGCTATTACAAGATGTACAGCGGAGTCTTCTTCAAACGATACATTTTAGGACTTTGGGCAGCTGCTTCTGGACTTATATTTGATATGTTTGATGAAGATAAACATAAAGTACCTACAATTGAGAGGGAATACGTTGAATACTTTGTCTCTTGTGACTACGGTACGCAGAATGCTATGGTATATGGCTTGTGGGGTAAATGCATCGAGAAAGGTGAAGATGTATGGTACAAAGTGAAGGAGTACCGTTATAGCGGTAGAGAAACGGAAAAACAAAAAACAGACCAAGAATACTACGAGGACTTTGAAGAGTTTGTAGGGGATTTACCAATCCGTGGAACTGTAGTTGACCCGTCCGCTGCTTCATTTATAGCTTTGCTAGTTAGGAACAAACGAAAAGTATATAAGGCCCGAAATAATGTTAAAGAGGGTATTGGTAATGTCGGTGTTGCGCTAAACACGGGCATTATTTATTTTAACGACTGCTGTAACGAAACATTTAAAGAGTTCGCTTCTTATATATGGGATGAGAAATCTGTAGAACGTGGCGAAGATAAGCCACTTAAAGAGAATGATCACCATATGGACGAAACGAGATACTTTGTTAATACAGTAATTTACGGAATGCGTAAAAAGAAGAAAAAGAAAAGAGGTGAAGCAGTTTAATGACAAATAAAAGAAAAGTTAGTGCAAAGGTAATTAAGGCAGCAGGAACAAGTACTCAGGTGCTATCCCGTCAGCAAGAGAGCGAAGAAGAGAAGTACGCTGTAAATGACATTATCGAACCACCTTATAGAATTGAAGACCTACAGCAGATTAAAGAAAACAGTACAATTCTTAGTCAATGTATTGATGCATACAAGCGTAATATAGCTGGGTTTGGTCATGAAATGAAGTATAAACAAGAGGATGATAAGGAAACTCCTGAAATGAAGGCAGAGTGGACTCTAGTTGATACAGAAATCATTCCTTTATTTAGTTTCGACAAACCGTTCAAAGAGATTCTTGAAACTAGTATTGATGATAAAGAGACGACTGGTAATGGTTATATAGAAGTGATTCGTAATTTAGAGGGAAAACCTGCTGAATTAATAAATATGTTACCACAGTACATGCGAGTGACACGTAAGGATAATAAACCTCAAGATGTAACGTATTTAGTAAATGGAAAAGAAATTAAACGTAAGAAGGTATTTCGTCGCTATGTACAACGAGTCGGAGCAGTAGATACTTATTTTAAAGAGTTTGGTGATCCACGCTTCTTAAATAAAGAAACTGGTGAGTTTTCTGATGTTACATTAGGAGATAAAAATGCTACTGAAGTCATCCACTTGAAGATTGGTAACGGGCCATACGGCATTCCTCGTTGGGTGTCACATGTAGTTCATATGGTAGGAGCTAGAAAGGCTGAGGAATTAAATCTTCGTTATTTCAAACAAGGTCGTCATATTCCAATGGCTATCTTATTGAAGAACGGGATTTTATCAGAAGAAAGTGAAGCAGCGATAACCGATTACGTTTCGAACGTTGAAGGTGAGGATAATCAACATAAATATCTTTTGTTGCAAGTAGAACCAGCGGAAGAAGGTGTTGTAGGTGATACTCCGATACCAGTGGATATTGAACTTAAATCTTTAGCGGACATACTGCAAAATGACGCTCTATTTCTTGAGTATGATGAGAAGTCGCGTCAAAAGGTACAATCAGCATTTCGATTACCAGATGTTTATGTAGGGTATATCCGTGACTTCAATAGAGCAACTGCTGAGTCAGTACGTGAGATTACAGAGGAGCAGGTATTTGAGCCGGAGCGTAACAATTTGGAGTTCATTATCAATAATGTCCTGCTGCTTCCATATGGATTAAAACACGTATATGTGAACCTACGTAAATCAGAGATTAGTAACACTGAGGATATGGTTAAAACCATTGAAGTGCTTTCTGATAAGGGCGGTTTGACTTTCCAAGATGTGCGTAATCTCGCTAGTAATATGCTAAATAAAGAGTTCTCTGATTACGATATACCTGAAGCAAATGAACCTGTTGCTTTAGTGTTAGAAAGACATCGTAAAGTAGGCGGTTGGCAAAAAGGATTAGGAGAAACATTGCAAAAGTCAGCTGATGGCAACTCTAATGAGGATTTAGTCAATGTAATGAAAGACCTACGTGATTTATTGGAGTCGATGCAAGATGCAGAAGATTGATAAGTTACTGGATTCATTGAATGAATGGATTGAAAAGGCTGATACTGAAGATTTCACAGCTTCATTACCTGCTGATCTAGAAGTACTGGACATGTTACCAGGTTATGTTGAGGAATTCGAAAAAGAAATTGCTAAACTGCTTCGGAAGCAGAAGAAATACTTCGTCGATGGGATTAAGAACTATACGAAAAAGGATGCTGTAGAGAAGAGTATCAAGATAAAGGATATTATCGACTTTGTCACTGGTAGCCTTTTTGGAGCAGATACATTTGCTAAAAGCTTGAGCAAAGCAGCTAGGAAGTTTCTTAATTACACGATGAAGGATATGACGAAAGCTTTTATGGATGCAATTGACCCTGACATTCAGTTTAATACTTTCTCAAAACGAACTACAAAGTGGATTGATAGTTGGTCTGATGAATTAGGTAAGATCATGAAGATTAACTCTCACAAAGCAGTAGAGCGCATTCTGAACGATGGGTTAGAGAAAGGAAAAGGCATCCGCGAAATAGCAAGAGAACTTGCGAAGCTTCCAGAATTCAACCGTAAAAGAGCGAAGACTACAGCGCAGACAGAAGTCCTCGCAGCGTGCTCTGCAAGTCAATTTGAATCATACCGCCAATCCCCTGCGGTTACGGGTAAGAAATGGCGTCATAGCGGTGCGAAGAATAACCAACCTCGTGATAATCACGTGGCGTATGACGGTACAACGGTTCCAGTGGAAGAAGAGTTTGAACTGCCTGGATCTGGTGAACGTTGTATGTTTCCTCGTGATAGTTCTTTATCAGCTAAAGAGAGAGTGCGTTGCAAATGTGTTATGTCCCCTGCGGTAGATAACAATCTACTAGGGCTATCTGAGGAAGAGAAACAGAAGATTAGGGAAGAAACTTTGAAGGAGTTGAGTAAGTGATGAGTGAAGAGTCTAAAAAGAAATTTAACCTTGAATTTGATGAACCGCCTGCTTTGGTATTTGTAGCGCATGACACTCAACCATGTGGTGAAGTATATATAAATGGTGAAAAAATACATGGAGTTACCGAAATAAATATAAAGGCGTCAACTGAGGAGTTTACAAATTATACAATGAGCGGATTTACTGTAAAGCCTAAATTTTGAAAGGAGGTGAATAAATGCCAAGAAAATTAAAAAATGTAGATGTAAGTTTTGTCTCTATTGTAGATAAAGCTGCAAATAAAAAGAAATTCTTCTTAACGAAGAGCGAGCAAGAGCCAACATTCGAAAAAGAAGTTAAAATCATCAAAGGTGAAGATGAAGACCAAAAGCTTGTTTATGGGATTGTATACTCTCCTGGTAGTGCAGAAGACTCAAGTACACATGATGCGCATGGTGACTTCATGACTGCTGAAGATATTGAAAAATCCGCTCATAACTTCATTGCTAAGTATCGTAACATCGATGCTCAACATGATTTTAATGCAGGAGCAGGTGAAGTAGTAGAAAGCTATGTAGCTCCTGTTGATATGGACATTAACGGTGAAACAATCACTAAAGGTACGTGGGTACTAGTGACAAAGGCCACTGATGAGATATGGAAAGACATTCAAGACGGAAAGATGACAGGGTATTCCCTTGCAGGAGTTGCTGAAACAGAAGTAATTGAGGAAGAAGTAACTAAAACTGAAGAAAAACAAATGAAGTCCTTCTTTCAATTGATGAAGGGCTTTTTTGGTGGGGAAAAAGTTGCGAAAGGCGAGGTTAGAGATAAATTTAACCAGAATAAACATCGTCGTGATGTAAATGCTTCATTCTCCGCTTTAGAAGATACTTTCTATCAATCTCTTTGGAATGCCCCTACTGCTGATGCTATTGATTTAGATCGTATTGAAGCAGCTGCACTTGAATTTGTTGAGATTATCAATGAATTGAAGGGTACAGAAGCAGTTGTGAAGGCATGGGAAAACAAACCAGTTGTGTCCCTTGCTGAAGAAGTAGAAAAAGCAGGAAAGAAAATTAGCGCTCCAAACATGGCAGATATCGATTCTGCTATTGAGTCATTAACAAACCTAAAAACACGCGTCACACCTTCATCGGAAGGCGCAGGAAGCGAGGAAGATAATATGAATCAAGAACAATTAGCAAAAGCGCTAGAAGATGTTGTAGCACCGCTTAAAAAGGAGCTAGAAACAGTTAAGAAACATTTAAATATCGAACCAGAAAAGACACCTGAGGAACTTGCGGTTGCGAAAGCTGTTGAAGCTGCTACTGCTCCAATTCTAAAGGAGTTAGAAGAAATTAAAAAATCTCAAGGCATCAGTAATCAACAAGATACTGATGGTGCTACAAACGTACAAAAATCTGCTGGCGGTTACGCTGGATACTTTGGTAACTAAGGAGGAAACACATATATGAATAACGGACAAATTATTGCAGGTGGTTCTACAGAACTAGTATTAAAGGATGTAAACGTACCATTACCGGCAGGTGCAGCGCAAGCATTCCTTGTTGATACAATTAATAACGCTTCAACTCTTCCAAAACTAGGGCCAGTTTATACATCGGCTCCAGCAGGTAACTTAGATGCTTTATCAGTAGGTAAACGAAAATTACGTTTAGCTGGAAAGAATGATACACCAACAGGAACAGACGCTATTACACCACGTCAAATTCCTTACAATGTTAAAAAGGTTAAGTGGGACGAATGGTTACAAAATGATGATGTATATTATGCAATGGCTTCTCGTGGACAGAATGTAGAAAGTGTAATTGTAGGAATGATTCAAAGTCAGTTTGGTGTTGATTTACAAGATTTAATTTTCAATGGTGATACTGCTTCAGCAGATCCATTTTTAAAAATCACTGATGGCTTTGTTAAGAAAGCTAAAACATCTACGAATAAAACTGATTTAACTACAAACGATCCAACGATTATGGATTTTGTGAACCATATTCAAGTGCTGCCAGAAAAATATAAGTCTCGTTCTGATATCTCTTGGTTCCTTAACCAAAAGGTTCATGACAAACTTGTAGCTTTAATCTCAGCTCGTACTACTGGATTTGGTGATGCAGTACTTGTTGATGGTAAAGTGACACGTCTTGCTGGATATCCGGTTGAAATTGTAGCAGAAATGCAAAGTGGTTTCGTAGCACTTACGCCAATGGCTAACTTCACACCTGTATTTACTCGTGACGTACGCTACAACCGTACTGCTCAAGGTGCAACTGCTGCTGCTAAAGATGCAACATACCATATCCTATTTGCCTACTTAGATGCAATCGTTCGTGAAGTTGATGCAGTAGCATGGATGACAGGAACTAAATTATAAAAATAGGAGGTTCATAATATGGCTTTTGTACAATTCAAGCATGAAAGTGGCGTTCTTCACATCGGTGGAGGGCGCTTTTTCTATGCGGGAGAACCTCAAGAAGTAACCGCAAAAGAACGCGATGAACTTTTAGGTGCTTATGAAGATCTAGAGGAATTCAAGCAATCTAAAAATAAGAAAGAAGGAGAATAGTCATGGCTAAGGTACCAAAAGATATAGGTCAAGGTGGCTCTTACGTCAGTTCCGATTTAGCGCCGATTCTCCTGGGCATTGCTGATGACTTAGCTTCATTAAAAGCTCAAGTTGGCGATGTACAATCAAAATACAACCAGCATATTAACGATGGTAAACATCGTGTAGCTACTGTTGTAGATGCAACTGCTCCTAACTCGACAGTAAACTCTACAATTACAACAACTAAATAAAGGAGTGGTAAGTATGCCACTTATTACTGCTCAAGAATTAATTGATTACACCGTATTACCTGAAGTGAAGAAACGTCCTGTTCCCTTATTGGAGCAGGACATACTTGAGGCAGAAACAGAGATTTATAATCTCTCTAAAATAGATTTTACTGATAAGACGAAGTATCCTGAAGTTCCGGCAGAAGTGAAGTTAGCGTGTAAGAAGTTAGCGCAATATTATGCTTATACTAATGCTGATACAACAGCGATGAAGGGTATTAAGTCTGAAAGTATTGGTAGTGGTGATTATTCTTATACAAAAGATAGTTCCAGTATCGCAAAACCTACTGTACTGTATTTGCTAAAGAAATTCATAGTGAATGCAGGAAAGAATAAAGTCACGTTCAAAATGAGGACTATATAATGTCACTGCAGGGGATGTTTGTTCATCAATGTGATATTTACCATTTGCAGAAGACAGAGCAACCAGGTAAGTATGGTCAACCAGGAGAGACTATATATTCTTACAATGAAATTCCTGAGATAGCAGGGCAAAGCTGCTACTTTGCAGAAAATGTAGCTACTGCTAGACCAGATACAATACAATCTGCACCTAATCAATTGAATACTGAAGGGATTCGAGTATTGTTCATGCCTGGTACCGATATTAAACATAATGACAAAGTGGTCAAAAAGAACACAAATGTCACTTATTATATACGTAACCCTTTCCCAGTAGTACATCCGCTTACTGGTGAAGTTTATCATATAAAAGCCATTGCGGAGAGGAAGAGTGAGCCATGGCTAACCAAATAACGACTAGAGGGTTCCGTGAATTTAGTGCCAAGTTGAATCGTATGGCAAATGGGTTAGATCAGAACGTTGCCTTATGGCTTGAAGCTAGCGGATTTCAGTTTTTAGAAGAGGTTCAGAATCAAATCATTTCGCTAGCAGTTGTCGATACTCGTCTACTTTTGAATTCATTCACAAAAGGAGACGGAGAGAACGTATGGCGCTCTTCTGATGGTGGGTTAACGCTTGATGTGGGAACTTCAGTCTCTTACGCTAAGGTCGTGAATGACGGTCACCAACAAGTGAGACGATTTGTCCCAGGAAGATGGGAAGGTCATAATTTCGAATATGATCCACATGCACCTACTGGAATGATGCTTACTGCTAAATTCATAGAAGGTCGTCCTTATTGGGATAATGCTATCGCTATCTATGAGCGCATGTTCCAAACCGCATTTGACCGCCAGTTCCGACAATGGGTACATGGAGGTTAGTTTATGTATGCACAAATACATGGTTCTATGAAAGCATTCGTCTTCGATAACTTGCTACAAGGTACATTCGCTTATCATGAGCAGGTACCGGAAGAAATAAGAGTTCCCTCAGTTTACTTCCCGCACTTATCAACGAATGACATGAATAATACAAAAGATTCATTCACCTTACTGTACACGATGACAGTAAGGTTTTTTAATGCAACTTCATCTGAAGCTATGCAAATTGCAGAAGAAATTGCAGATAAGATAAGGCGTAGTCGAACGCTATACCTTCGTAATGAAGATGGTAGTGAATCGTCTGACACGGTTTATTTTAAGCGAGTAACAACCGCTCCAAGTGGAGTTGGTTCTGCGCAATTAACAATGATATTTGAATACCAACAAGCTTACGCAAATTAAGGAGCGTGAATATAGATGACTGAAGTGAAAAATAAAATGTATCGCGGCGATGAATTTATAATTGCTGCGAAAATCAAAGATCCTACAGACCCAACAAAAGAATCCTTAGTACGTCCTTTTGACCAAACAGAGGACTCGCATAGTATTGAAGCGGACGAAATCGAAGCTGAATCAAAGGATAGAACAATTACTGATTACGGAAAAATATCTGAAACTCGTTCATTTTCATGCACTCTTTCAGAAGGGGATCCGTTCTATCCAGCTGCGAAGGCTGCTATTCGAGGGAAAGAATATATTGAGATTTACGAAATTAATAAACGAACATTAGAAGCCGAAATAGGAACTTACATGCTTAATTCATTTGAAAGATCATCATCTACAGGTGAATTTGTTACTTATTCTGTAGAATCAAAACTTTCTGGTTCGGTACGTAAGGAAACATTAACAACAATTCCTCCTGGTGCAGGAGAAACAGTTACACCACCATCAGGATCTTAAGAGTAGGCTAAACTGCCTACTCTTTTTAAATTTGAAAATAACATCCAAACAAAAGGAGATTGATATATATGCGTTTTGAAATTAAAGGAAAAGAACATGAATTAAAACTTAATTATAAAGCAATTGCTGAGCTAAACAAAAAGTATAAAGGTGGCGCACAAGAAGTTATTGGTTCTTGTTTGCAGGGCGATTTAGAGATGTTTGAAGACGCTATTTACTTTGGACTAATGCATACAGATGAAGGAATTACTAGAGAACAAGTTGTTACTGAAATTGTAAAACAATTCGAGGCGGAGAAAATTTCACAAGATTTCATTGATAAAGTTCTTAATGAAGTGGTAGCAGATAATTTTTTCTACAAAGCGACAACGAAGAAATTAAAAACACGAATGAAGAAACAATTGGTAGCGAAGAATCCGGAACTGAAAGAGATGGCGGACGAGATGTACGGAACGGACGACGAACCACAGACTTCTCTAGAGAAGAAATAGACAAGGTGCAACAGGATGGATTTAGGTATTTAGGTTTATTGCCAAATGAGGTAATGAACCTGACTCCTCGTGAGTTTCAAAATATGATGACGGGGAGAAATGAACAATATCTAGATGAATTGCAAACCTATAGCATATTCGCCCTTATGATGCGATCAGTTTATCACAGTAATCCGAAAAAGAGTATGAAACCAAAAGATTTATTTGATAGATCAAAGATGGTTACTGATGAACATAAGAAAAAATCAATTGAAAATCGCGCGAAGCAAGCTGAGGAAGATATGAAATTCTTACAAAATATCAATTTAGGTTGATTGAAAGGTAGGTGAGATTTTGGCGACACAAGAGGAATTAGTTGTTCAATTTAGGGCTGAGACGGATCAGATACGAAGAGAAATGGCGGCTATGCAAAGTCAATTAAATGATTTTGTTAGAACGACAAACCGTACATCTCGTGAGTATCGAAGAAGTATCGAAAATATGGGGGATGCAAATAGCGAATATAGCCAACGATTAAGGCAACTAAAAGCTGCACAACGAGAAGCGATGCGCCCGCATATTGAAGAATTAAAACGTACGAAATTAGCGTATTTGGATGCTGCTATGGGAATGGCGACGTATTCTGGAAGTGCTCAGGATTTAATTTCTCAGGTCAATGCAATTGGAGCTGCTGAAAAAGCTGCTAATGATGCAATGATGGCAAATGACATGATGATGCAAGCCTCTTTGCTTCAAACAATTGGTATGATGAATAATATGTCTACTACGTCCAGCAAACTTAAAGCTAATTTGCAACGAATGGGAAATCCTCTGTATAACCTGTCACGAGGGACGTTAGCTGCAACCGACGCTATGGAAAGGCTAGCTAACAGAAGCTCTGCAGCTCAATTAGCATTGGAATTCCTTGGTCCAACAGCGAATGCTAAACAGTTGAATGATCAGATACGAATTATTAATCAATCGATTATGGGAATGACCCAAGCCTTCTTAGTTGTTGGAGTAAGCGCAGTGCTGTTTTATGGGAAACTACATCAAGCCAATATGGAAATGAATCCTAAATATGCAGAAGCATATAAAAATATGATAGAAGCTTTAACAGATGCTTTAAAACCAATGCGAGATGCTTTCGCTGCTATGATGATACCGATATATAATACAATCACCGCGATCGCTAAAATGGTTTCTGCATTTAATGAAGCTCATCCTGCATTAGCAAGATTTATACAAGGGACCATGATGCTTGTTCCAGCCTTAACACTCCTATTGCTACCTCTAGGGGCAGGAATGGGATTACTTAAAGGATACAGAGCGGCATTCGCTGCATTATGGATGGTTATTAAGCCTGCTGTAATGGTGTTAGCCATGGCCACTCCAGTAGCTTGGGCAGTAGCAGCTGCGATTGCTGGGCTAGCTGTAGGTTTTGCTTATGCTTATAAAAATGTGGAGCCATTTAGAAAGGCGATTCAAAATACCTTAAAAGTACTTGAAGGTTTTTGGAAGGTCTTAACTGGTAAAAAAGATGCTGGAGTAGATCTACTTAAAGCGTCTGGATTATCCGATGAGACTATATCTAAACTAACGGGCGCTGTAGATAAAGTGAATTTTATCCTGAATGGAACAGGGATGTTATTTAAAGCCTTCTGGCAAGAGTTGAAAAGTCGTGGTAGTGCAGATAAGGATTTGCTACGAGCAGCCGGATTATCTGATAGTGCTATTAATGCATTTACTGGAGCTGGAGCTAAAATCGGTCACAATTTGAGTGCTATTAAAATGCTAATTGGGGCGTTTGGTAAAGAAGTAAAACAGCAAGGAAGCACAGATGTAGATTTATTAAAGGCTGCTGGAATATCAGATAATGCCATTAACGCTTTTACAAAAGCAGGAGCGAAAGTTAATCACAATCTAAATTCAATTAAATTATTATTAAAAGCATTTGGACAAGAAGTGAAAGCTGGCGGTACAGCTGATATTGACTTACTTGTTGCTGCTGGAATTCCCGTTGGGGCAATCGGAAAGGTTGTCTCTTTTGGTCGTGCTCTTAATAGTGCTCTGAATACGGTGAAAGCAGTCATTAAAGGTTTCATGTCGTCGTTGGCTGGTAATAGTGACAATGGCGCAGAAATTATGAAAGCTATGGGGTTAAATGATAATTTAATTACGATGATCTTAAACTTTGGTGAAAAGTTACGAGAGACTTTCGCTAGTATTAAAGAAGCTGTAGTTAGTGCCTTTCATGGAGATTTCACGCAAATAACGGACTTGTTCGCTAAATTAATACCTAGTATCATCGCAATCTTACTTGGCGGAGTCCCAGGATTAGTAATTGGAATTTCGACATTATTTGCTCATATGGCAGATGCGTTTGGAGTAAGTGGAGAAGTGTTAGTTCAAAAGTTCGGAGAGATAATGAATACTCTCGTCTCAACGTTTACTACTTTTGTTTCTACCCAGTTACCGGTGTTTCTAGAGCAAGGCGTAAAAATAATAGTAGGTATTGTCCAAGGGATTACACAGGCCCTTCCACAAGTGGTAACTGTAATTTCTCAGATAATCACAACGTTTGTCACAACTTTAACAACATTATTACCACAAATAATAATTATTGGTATTTCATTAATTCAAACATTAGTGTCTGCAATCGTTGAAGCATTACCTCAAATGATCAATGCATCGGTTCAAATTATAAATGCATTAGTCCAAGGAATAACACAAACTTTACCGTTAATTATAGACGCTGCAATTCAAATTATTACAACTTTAGTACAAGCTATTATCCCATTGATTCCGCAATTAATTGATGCAGGTATTCAAATATTAATGGCGCTTGTTAATGGGATTATTCAGATCTTACCGCAATTAATCGATGCAGCAATTCAGATAATAACTACTCTAATGAATGCTATTGTTGAGAATTTGCCACTAATTATTGATGCAGGGATTAAAATTCTTAATTCATTAATTGAAGGGATCATTCAAATTTTCCCGCAACTTATAGATGCAGCACTACAAATTATCACGCAGTTAACAGATGCTATTATTCAGAACTTACCGCAAATTATTGAATCAGGAATACAGATTCTAACCAAGCTTATTGAAGGGATCATTCAAGTTCTCCCGCAAATTGTTGATGCAGTTATAAAAATAATCAATAAATTTACAGAAATAATTGTCCAGAATCTACCACGTATTATAGATGCTGGTGTTCAAATTTTGACGAAATTAATCGATGGAATTATTCAGGTGCTACCTCAATTGGTTTCTGCTGCAATTAGACTTATGGCTGAACTGCTTAAAGCGATTATTCAACACTTACCAGAATTGCTTTCTGCAGGTGTGGAGTTAATCGGCGCACTGATTGATGGGATTTTGAGTTTGTTGGGTGAAGTATTCAGTTCCGCTGTCGAAATCGGTTCACAACTTCTAGATGCTTTAGAGGACGTTGATTTATTTGAAATAGGCGCAAATATTGTTCAGGGATTAATTGATGGTATCGGCTCAATGGTAAATGCTGCTTGGGATGCTGCTGTTGACGTAGCTAGTAGTGTAGCTGAAGCAGTAAGTGGATTTCTCGTTATTCATTCACCGTCTCGATTAATGAGAGATTATGGTATTTACACAGGACAAGGTTTAGTTAAAGGTATTAGTTCTATGGAAAGTCCAGTATATCGGGCAGCTAAGACAATGGCTGAATCTGTTAAAGATGCATTTGATTCGTTATCTGAAGGAATATCACTTGGTGATGTTGCAATGGGTACTGTATCGGGTCCTTCAATTCCAATGGTTTCTGCTGGATACAAAACACCTGCAAGTATTTCATCAGTTCCATCTAGTGTAGGACAAAGTAATTCGAAAAGTAATCAAGCTACAAACCCACAAGCTAGCAATGCTAATAATTCATCTAGAAATATAATAATAGAGAATGTAGTAATGCTAGACGGGTACGAAATTGCAAGATCAAGTCAACCATACCTAGACGACATGCAAGCAGGTAAAATGCAAATAAAATCTTATATGCAAGGAGGACGCTGATAGATTGGAAGATATCAAAACACTCGGCACAATTGTAAAATTGTTAAACGGAACTATATTTGATTTGGATGAAATCGGTGTTGAAACAAGAGACTTTAATCCTTCAGCGCCTTCTCCAAAGCATAGTTATGAGGAAATGGAAGGAAGTCATGGAGCAATTGATTTAGGGACTGTTTATGGTCCACGTAAAATCAATTGCTCTTTCTATATAAAAGCAAATGATATGCGGGACTATGCACTATTCCGAGATGAAGTATTCAACATATTTGATAGTAGGCAAGCTTTTTATATTATTGATAAGCGTAATCCGGGTAAACAATGGTTAGTTAAATGTGAGTCGGATTATGAAATAGACCAGCAAAGGATATATGGCTTTTTCGATATTAAATTCATATCAGCTAGTCCATTTGCCGAATCAATAGGAACCACATTGACTCCGTTAGATATTGATTTAGGTTTGTGGCAGATTGGACAAGGATTAACATTTGAAGATCCAAAATATGTCCACTCCACTTCTACTTTCCGTATTTATAATGCTGGCAATGTTCCGCTCAACCCGAGAAGAATGCCCTTGTTAATTACATTTAAAGGCGCTTCAACCAATTTAAAGATTAAAAACAAGACAACTGGGGATGAGTGGTCTTATACAGGAACCACTTCAGTAAATGACACGATAAGATTAGAACAAGTAAGATTCACGAAGAACAGCTTATCTATTGTGCGAGATACAAATAAAAAGTTGATTATGCTAAATTCAGGATTTAATGACTTTGAAATCACAGGCGCTACGGGCGCTTTTTCTATTTCATTCGATTTTAGATTTTACTATCTATAGGTAGGAGGTGAATATTTGAATTTAATTACAATTACAGATGTATTAGGGAACACAGAAATATTAACTGGATTTAAAACTTTTAATCGTGTTCGAAAAGTAAACGGAGAGAAAGTCGTGAGTTTTCTTATTGTACCAACAGAAGAGAATAAGCACGCTTTCCCACTTGTTCAAGAAGAGAGTAAAGTTGAATTTGATGGAGAGACTTACGTAATTAAGTCTATAGCCGAAAGGAATATCGGGAATGCATTTTATAAACAAGTTGAATGTATTCATGATTTCTTTGTAAAGATGATTGATAAACAAAAATACGAAGTGCGTAATGGAAGCATGACGTTACGGGATGCGTTAGACTTTGTATTTGAAGGTACTGGGTATCAAACGGCTATAATCGATTCATTTTACGCTCAAGATTTTGAGAACTTCGGGAAAGATAATCGCTTATCACTATTGAAAAAAGTTCTAGAGAGATACAGAGCAGAAATGTCTATTAGCGGAAACTTAGTTAGATTTAAAACGAAGATTGGTGAAGATACTGATTTTCAATTTAGATATAACTTTAATATAAAGACCTTCGAACGTACAATTGATACAAAATCACTTGCTACATACATTCGGGGGTATGGTAAAGATGGATTAATGAGGGAGTATACAAGTCCAAATGTTCACATATTTGGTTTTCTTGAAGCCCCTATGATTGATGATGAGCGATACACTACAATATCAGGATTAGATAATGCTTTAAAAGAATCATTACAAGACACTCCAGTTATCAGTATGACACTCGACTTTATAGATTTAAGAAAAGCCGGATATCCTTACATCATTCCGAATGAAGGAGATCGGGTTCTTTTAATTTATGAGCCGATGAATGTAGATATTGAAACGAGGATCATGGAGATTGATGAAGAGTTTAATAATGAATTAGAGATAATTAGCAGTAAGGTTACACTAGCTAACTATAAAAAAGATTTATCGGGGACACTTCTTCAAGCAATACAAAAATCATTAAAAGGCATTGTGAATAATGACGGAAAAATAATATACAACGCTCTTGACGAAGCAGTAAAACGTGCAACACAAGCTATTAAAAACGCAGAAACAGAATTAGTTTTTGAGAATGGAATACTTGCTATTAACCCTAAAGACCGCAATAACTTTGTTGCTTTCAATAGCGCTGGTCTAGGGATTACTTTTGATGGTGGTAATACATTTAAAGAAGCGTTGACTTATGAAGGTCTAGTTGCATCTGTAGGGGTTATCGGACAATTTGAAGCGAATAACATCCGTGTCGGTCCAGAAACAACTTTTGATGCAGGATATGACCCCGCAAAGAAACAGGGTGGCGGTAGGAATATACTCTATAACACATCCGACTTCGAGTGGAATGCAATGTGGGCAGATAATGGACAGGGCGGCGGTGTAGTAGATACTTCTGTCGTCTATAACGGCAAAAGTACACTGAGAATTCCTATGCCACAAGGTGTTAGATATTTAGAAGGGAATATCCCTTTAAAGAGAGGTACTTACTATACGTATTCCGCTATGGTTCGTGGTTCTGCAGCAGGCAATGGAACAGAGCTAACACCGCTTCACTTTTGGGCGCATACATCCAAAGATACAAGTGGTCAAATGACAACCATCGTTAAATATGACCAGTCCATTTTAGATAAACAGTGGAAAAGGGTGTACGTTACATTTTTAACACCAGCGGATAAGGATTTGTACTTCTCTCCTTACATCTTCAACGGATTACCTTCTGGGACATTGCATGTAATTGAAATGTCGTTTCAAGAAGGGGACGTGTTAATGGATTGGACGGCCAATCCTGATGAAGTTAGATCTAAAATGCAACAAATTAGAACAGATTTACGTTTAACTGCACCACTTCCAACTACACTAAATTTGGACATGAACGGAATTACAGCTAATACATCCAAATCAGATTCTTTTGCTAGATTGGATTATCGCGGTATGTATATAAAAAAAGGTGCTATACAAATAGAGCGAGCGGATGGATATAACTTAATCATAGATGGTACAGCAAACTTTGATATGGGTGTCAGCTCACATGAACCTCCATTTATGTCACCAGGTGTTGCTTATAGTGCATATTGGTATGCAACACGTAATACCACGTGGTCAAATTGTAATTTCTTTACCTTCAAACATACAGGGAGGTATTTAGTTTTCGCGCTGAGTCTAGCGGTTGATCCTGGTTCATCTGCACAAGTCAAAATAGTAGATAATGATGGGAAAGATTTATGGTTTACATCACACAATAAAACAATCAATGACAACTATTATATTAATCCGAGAATTGATTTAGGTGTACCGACAGGTGAAATGAAATACGTGTATTTAAGAACAGCTTCAAATAGTGCGGATCACACAGCATACGCAAGGGTGTTAAGTAAATGGCAAGAGGGGTGATATGAATGGAATTAAAAGAAAAGTACGAACTTAACGAGCGATTTAAAACGTTTATTTATGCTGATTCGGATGAAAACGGGACTATAACACAAGTCGAATGCGGACAACGTATCATCCCTAGCCAAGATTATATGTATTACTTTAGGGTTGATCGCTATATCGCAGACACTCTTTGGAACTATAAAGTAGTTTTAAATGGACGGGTTGCGGAATTACAAGCAATCGACCTCGAAATAGAAAACACAGTAAAAGAGAGATATTTTTCTCAAACGAAAGAAGAGCTTATAAAACAAAAAGAAGAGTTGGAAGCCCAAATTCGCCAACTGTACGAAGAAATAAATAAATAGATCATAACGCCATAAGGAGGTTATAACATGACAATAAAAGATCTAGGAACAACCATGGACAGACAATGGCGCGATGATTTGAATGGTAATTTCAGAGAGATTGCTGGATATACAGAAACAGCAACAAGCGCTTTAAATAAGGCGAACACAGCTGACCAAAAAGCTGATTCAGCTTTACAGCAAATTACTTCAGCTGGGCAAAATGCAGATTCCGCTAAACAATTAGCTCAAGACGCGAAAATAACAGCAAACAATGCAAATAATACATCGAACTCTGTTCAAGAACAGTTAAATCAAATTGTAATTGAGGGGGATTCGTCAGTTGAAGCGGCTCAAGCTAGAGAAGACGCATTAGGTGTTACGTATCCAGTTTTAAAAGAACGCGTGGATGCTGAACAACTGAGAATATTAAACGAAGCTAAACGAGCGGTTGCACAATCATTTAATATCGAATCTCAAACGTTTCAAGGGTATGATGATTCTAAAATTCTAGCTTACTTAGAAGGCGGTACTAAAAAGACCTATGTTACTAACACACTTAATTCGGCAGGTATTACTAAAGTTAATAACGGCACTCGTTCAATTAGAATATCTCCAACTTTAACTAACTATATATACTCAGATAAGCACTTAAAGTTTAATGATGGATACCCTTTGACAAAAAAATCAACTGTTAACCATGAAATAGCAACGGTTAATACAAGTAACCATATTGACGGTTCGTTAATCACATTAAACGACCAATTCTCGATACTATTTGCAGGAATTAAACCCCAGTTTTCCAGTACTGATGCCTACGGGGTGAAATACCTTGCCAATATTTATAATACTGACACAGAGATAAGAATACGTCTTGATAAGTCGAAAAACGGATTGAATCTAGAACTTCGAAAAAATAACGTAGTTGTAGGGAATATCGATATATCATTTTCTTTTGTAATTGGAGATTCATTGAACATCTTAGTAACACAAAGGGATTCTATCGAGATTACCGTATGTGTTAATAACGATAAATCAAAAATATATGTTGGGAAACTAACTCAAGTAGTCGTTAGAAATGATTACACGTTCGTTCCGCTTGATTATCAAACGAGTAACTTAAATCTACAAGCTTCGTCTTCTTATGATAGTATTCTGGTTTTCTCTAAAAAATTTGAGGAGAACAAAGCGATTGTAACTGAACAAAATTACTATAACCATGATATTACGTATCGACAACAAATTTTATCTGGTACAGGAAACGTTTCTGATTGGAATGAGAAAATACCAGGAGAAGTATCTAACATCTTACATGACCCTTTAGATGTTGAGCGCCCTTATAAAATAGCTGTCGGAGGATATAACGGAAATTATACAGAGCAGCTAGTTGGTAAAACAGGCTTTGCTTATTCTAAAGATTTAATTAGTTGGACATATGTTAATGGCGGAAGCTATTGCATTGATCGATACTCGGAAGATGGATGTTTAATTAAATTCCGCGGAAAATATTATTATTACACAGAAGGTATGCCAAACAGAAACGTACTTTTATATACTTCATTTGACTTTGTTAATTGGACGTATGAGGGTATTGTAGCAAGTCCAGATTTAGACCCTAGTTTAGTCAATAAACCGAGTGCGGAAGTTAGTTCTGGCTCTCCAAGTGCCATTGTTAGAAACGGAAAAGTGTATTTATTTATTGAATATGGGTATACATCAAACGCAGGTCATTCTAACAGGGTATTAGTAAGCGTTGATGGGGTGAATTTTAGAAAACTTTCAACAGTTCCAGATATATTTAAACGTGAGTTTTGTCGACCTGTTTTAGATCCTGCGATTTGGACAATCAACAATCTAGAGGGGTTAAGCGAAGTAGATGGCACGTATTACGCATGGCTTTCCATCACAAACAAAACACAGTCTCCTACTATTTTTTCTATGTGGGAAGTAACATCAAGTGACTTAATTACATGGAAATTTACAGGAGCAAATTTCAATAGTAACGCCGGAGACTTTATCTCTTTCGCTTGCCTTAGTGATTCTAATCAAGTTGTGACGAATGGGAGATACACTAGTACAAATGCTATTGAAATTTTATTCTTATCTCGTGAAGAACAAAAATTACCGGATGAATTTAAAAAAGCTACAGTAAACGTAGTTAAAGACCCTTATTTCAAAGACATAAAATCCTCACAAGTAAACAATACGTGGTTCTACACAAAAAGTTTACCGATTGCATCAAACAACGGCAAACTTACGTATTACAAACCTGAAGCAAATCAAGGAATTGTTCAATTCATTACAGGAATCAAGCCAAATACACTTTACCAACTTACAATTAAAACGAACGGAAGGTTTGTAATGAGTGGTTATCAAGATAACACTTCAAACAAAGTTGAAGCTGATTTCCTTCAATTTATAAATGAAGTAGATGGAAGTATGATATTTAAGACCGGACCTTTAACTAATATCTTAAGTTGCGCATGGACGGGCTTTTTGGATTGCCCACCAATTTTAGAATTAAGCAACATCATAATAGAAGAGGTTTAGTCGATTAAAGATAAAAGGTGGGTTATACATTGTGTAGTATAAGAGCGTATGATGTTTGTATGTAGAAATTATCTCTTGATACTTAAAATGCTCTCCCCCCTTGTTTTTGTTTATGTAATATGTAAAATTAAAGATGTGCAAAAACAAAGGGGGAGAAGATGATTAATCAGTCGAATGTTGCTTTAGGAACGACATACAGCAGCAAAGGAATAAAATTAAACTATGCTATTATTTTTACAATATCGCTATTCTTTCTTAATGAAACAGTCAGAAGTGTATTTAGTGAAAAATTAGGAAATATAAACGTCCTATTCTTTATTTTTGGAACGGTGTTCTTGTTACGATCTCTTACCGTAAAAGGAAAAATCCGTTATTCTATTTTTTATATTACACTTAGTTTTTCCGCTGTAGTTCTAACTAATACATTTTTCTTAGACAAGAACGCATCTTACTACTTAATGATCGTTTCAAATTTATTACTACCTATTTTTTTATTATGTATAAAAGTAGATAAAGAACAATCGCTTTTAGCGTTGCGTAGTTTCCTTAAAGTTTTCAATGTATTTATAGCTATATTACTAGTATTAGGTGTTATTGATTACTTGAGTCATAGCTATGTCCAATTATTTTTATCGCGAACTCTATTCAATGGATTAGAGATTGGTACATTGATACAGTGGGAGAATATAACTGGCATTTATAGATATTATTCAATTTTTGGGCATCCGCTAATGAATGCCGAATATTTTCTGATATTCTTCATAATGAATAATGTTTATGCCAAGCATGATAAACACCTCATAAATGGATATTTTATATCACTTATGACGATTCTAGGTCTTGTATTAAGTGGAAGCAAAACAGCGCTTGTTTTAGGGATCGTACTGGTGGCTTTTTTTAGTAAAATGAAGCGTAATAAATGGTTTTACATTTTGTTATTGTCTGGTGCTTTTGTAATTTTCTTAAACTCTTCTTTGTTTCAAGATAACTTAAAACTGCGTTATGTACAGGGAATGGCATCAGGCGATTTAACAACAGGAAGAAATGAATTATTAAAAACGCTAGTAAGTACAGATGGAGAACGTCCACAATTTATTTTAGGTGGGGGAGCAGGGAATTCCAGAGAAGTAGCAAAAAGTTTAAATGGTAATATCACCAATTTCGAGTATCCTTCAATCATGTTAGCGTATGATTACGGCATATTAGGATTTTTGGCAATTTACCTTTGTGTGTTTATATTCCCAGCTGTTCATTTCATTCGTAAAAAGAGTTTATATACACTTTTCTTATTTCTTATCTTATCTTTGATGGTTAATACGAATAATGGGATAGCTAATTTAAACTCAGATGCATTATCTGTATTCTGTTTTATGACACTTCTTTTGATTAATCTTGATAAAGAACCAGTACGAATACTCGAAAAAAAGAAACGTCGTAAGCGAATTAAAATTACGTGGAAATAGCATCTATACTTAAAATATGGATTTTAATCAGTTTTATAGATTAAGAGAGGCGACTATCGTCTCTCTTTTTATTTTTGAAAGGAGGTGAATCAATGAACATTGAAATCGGGGTACTAATTGCAGTACTATCACTTGCTATTAGCTACTTTGCATACTCTTTAAACAGAACGAAGTCCATTAAATCTGATGGGCAACAAAGTGCAGAAATGAAGGCTGAGCTGGGATATATCCGCAAAGGCGTTGATGATATACGAATTGATTTGAAAGCAAGTGAAAAACAAATGATTGCTCTGGGAGAGCGTGTTACACGAGTTGAAGAAAGCTCAAAGCAAGCTCATAAGAGGCTTGATACTTTAGAAAAGGAGGCAAATTAAAAATGCCACTAACAAAAGAAAATATTTTAAAACGTTTGCGCAACTGGAAAACATGGGTTGCGCTTTTTTCAGTCTTTGGACTGATTTTATCAGTATTCGGAGTAACTGGATTTGAAGGTAATTTAGAAAAGGTGCAGCAAGCTGTTTATTTATTTGGTATTGCGCTAGGTATTTGGACAAGTCATGGAGACGCTACCGATCAAAACGAAAAAGGAGATGTTGAATAATGGGTAAATATAGTTTACATGGTGGTCACAATCGTTTTGTACAAGGAGCTAATTGGGGTGATAGAAAAGAACACATTATGGATCGTCTGGTTAAGGATGCAGTTGCAGCTAAGCTACGTGCGTTAGGTCATACGGTGTATGATGATACGGATGAAACAGGTTCTACTCAAGCGCAAAACTTAAATAACATCGTTCGTAACTGTAATTCTCATAGTGTGGACCTTGTAATTTCATTCCACTTAAACGCTTATAACGGATCTGCAAACGGTGTGGAAGTTTGTTATTATGATCAACAATCTTTAGCGGCAAAAGTATCAGCTCAACTTTCTAAAGATATTGGGTGGTCTAATCGTGGAGCAAAACAACGTACTGATCTTTATGTGTTAAATAGCACTAAAGCACCAGCAATCCTAATCGAACTTGGATTCATCGATAACGAGTCTGATATGGCTAAATGGGATGTAGATAAGATTGCTAATTCCATCGTATATGCATTGACTGGACAAACTGTTGGAGGTAGCCAACCAACCGCACCAACTCCACCACCTAATCAAAAACGTAACGTTATAGAGGTCGGCGCTCTCGGCAGCGAAAACCTAGCAGACTTTGTACAAGCCCTTAACTCTGTGCATATGACCGCTACGCTAACTCTACGTAGTGATAACTATGTGTACCCTGTAACTGAACCAACAAGTGATGCTCAATTAAAAGGATTCACGGATTACCTTGACCGTAAAGGCTGGGGATATACAGTTAAATAAAAAAGAGGGTCTGCTCAACTTTGAGTAGGCCCTCTTTTTATTAGTTTATATTCACTAATTCATCAAACTTAAATTCCGTACTCAATCCAAATGCATCTGTACAATATACAGTTTTTAGCATCGGTTCGATATGTTGAACATTTATGTACATGTCGTGAATGGAGCCGTCACGGTAATAAGAAACCAGAATTTCTTCATGCGTTTGCATCGAATGAATAAGACTACGTTCAATCTGTTCTTGCATGTCCTCGGAAACAATTGGTTTCGGCACTTTATTTAAATCATCTAGTATTTCCCTAATCCCTGCAAACTGTTCCGGCATACTTGCGAACGGAGTCCACTTAACCATGCCCCTCCCGCGTAATTTTGGTGTACCCCAACTTTGATTTTCCATTATGATAACCCCGATTCGTGTAATTTATGTTTATTATACACGAACGTACGTTCTTTTAAAAGTATAAAAAAGCGCCATCACTCCAAGATGATGACACAATATACGCCAAAATGATTATACCACATTGTCCACTAAATGCACTCTTTTTTACATATCCCAAAAGTCATCAGCTTTAATCCTTGGATCTAATTCACGAAGAACCTTTAATATCTTTTGCATTGTTTTCCTTGTGGGTGATCTATCTGGATTGTTCGCTAAATCCCCTACCGTATTCCTTCCAAGACCTGATTTCCTTATCAACCATTCTTGTTCTATTCCATTTTTATCTAAATACTTCCCAAACTTTGTGCGTTTTTTTCCAAGACCCCACACAACTTTCACTCCTTTAGTTATCTGTTGTCTTCAGTAATGTCCTAGTTTCACTAAAAATAAACCCCTAAAAATGGTGAATATTGAGCGAGCTGTATAGAATACCTTTTACCATACCGAACAAATTACGATTCTCAGTTCCAAATTGATAGCTTTTCAAAAATTCGTTTCACCTATTCTGAATAGAATTCGTTTACAGAATACTGTGTAAGACATTGCGAGACTACAGTTTTCAATGATTCATAGCTATTATTCTCTCTTCTAATTAGCAGGGACTGTTTTTGCTAAAACATACATGAGGGGTGGTGTGAGTTTGTGATATTTGAGTTAGTAAGTTCAGCTGCAGTCGGTGGTGTAGTCTTTCTATTGAAAATGTATCAAAAAGGAGCAACGACTGATGCTTCTAAGATCCAAAGGATTTGCGCTAACTGCGGATTAAAAGTGAAAGAGGGGAAAGAAACCAGAACCATACAACTGCTTCGCAAAACGAGAAATGATTGGGGAGTTGAATATGCATATCGGATTCCCTTAGGTCTTAGCTTCTCCGATTTTGAACAAAAGATGCAACATTTAGAGGATGGGTTAAATCACAAGAGTAAGGTTTATGATTTCAAACTACAAGACTTCAAATCTCTCCGTTTGCGGAAAGATATTTTAAAACAAATACAAAACATCATAAACAATAAAAAACTCGTTAGAAAGGAAATTGAGCTGTCTTACGATGGTTTGTTAAAAATACGAGTTTATGAGAAAGGAATTCCTGATTTTGTGAAGTTTGAAGATGACATGATGAAGCAATGCAAAGGATGGGAAGTACCTATCGGTTATACAAGGGATGGATTAGTAAAACACGACTTTGATCAACTATCGCACATGATTTCAGCTGGTATGACTGACATGGGGAAATCGAATGTATTAAAACTCATTATTACATCCCTGGTACGAAACCAATCAGACAATATAAAACTGTTCCTTATCGATTTGAAGGGTGGTCTCTCTTTCAACCGATACAGATTCCTAAATCAAGTCGAATCAATTGCGAAGAACCCTGAGGAAGCCCTTGAAACTCTAAGGGAATTGCAAGATAAACTGAATGCTAGAAACGAATATTTACTAGAAGAAGGATACGAAGATATAAAAGAAGCTGGGGATCCAACGAGGTACTTTGTCATTGTGGATGAAGCAGCCGACATGACGCCGTATCAGGAGTGCAAGGACATTATTGTTGATATAGGTCGTCGTGGCAGGGCAGCGGGATTCCGCTTGGTGTATGCGACACAATACCCGACTAACGAAGCATTGCCATCACAGTTGCGACAAAACATAGGTGCTCGTGTTTGTTTTAGATTACAGACTGAAGCGGGAAGTCGTGCTGTGCTAGATGAGGGCGGCGCAGAGAGCCTTCCAAACATAAAAGGGAGGGCGATATACCAAACAAACGAAAAGAAGGTCTTACAGACTGTTTATATCGATAATAAGCAGATTGATAACATCATAAAGCCACACATCAATATCAGCGCGAGAAAGGAGCATGAAAATGCAAAAGTTAGCAATGAAGGAAGCTCGAACGGAAAGTATACTCTTGAGCTTGAAGAAACTCGGCTTTCTTAGTAGGAAGCAAATCCAGGTACTTCATGATCTTGGCGGTGACAGGAATGCTTCTCGTGTAATGAAGGGTATTGAAGAATATGTATCTAGCTTTAGAGATGGAGAAAAGGTTTATTATCTCAACAAGGAAGGGCGTGAACGTATTGGGAGCAAGAAAATACTCAAACGTTCGAATCAATTTCGCCATTACATTATGAGAAATGACATCTACATTGCTTATGAATGCCCGAAAACGTGGAAGCAGGAAGTAAAGATGAATGTGAAAGGTATCGTTTCTATAATCGCGGATGCGCTTTTCACAGATAATGGCCGTTATCACATTGTTGAAGTGGATCATGAACAAAAGATGAGTGCAAATCGTGTGAAGATGCAGAAGTATCGTAAATTAATGGAATGCAATGTGTTTGAGAAACCACCCAAATTTATCTGGTACACCACGACAGAATATAGAAGAAAACAACTCCAAAAGCTTTGTGAGGGATTGGATTGCAACATATTTACGGTTACTGATTTCCATTAAAAACAGGGAGATGGTCCATATGGCAACTGAGACAATGAGCATCAAGGATTTTATGAATGGTAACTACGGGGCAAAGAAAAAGTGGAGCTTGTTCAAAAAGAAAACAAAAAAATACGCACCTGTGGCAGTGCGAGTAGGAATAATAGTAGGTAGTGCTATTATATTCAACAACATTATAGATATTCCTCATGTGTTTGCTGATGGAAACAATCCAGATGTGAATGAAGTATTTAAAGATGTACAGTCCAATGACGGGGCAATAAAAAATTATATAGATGGACAGTTATACAATCGTATTGTAAATGCATTTGAACCTGTTATTTTCTTGATTAAAGCAGTGTCTTATCCAATTGCATCCGTTGTAGCGTTATGTGGGGGCTTGTTCATTATGGTTGGTAGCCAGGAACGGGGATTCTCATTAATATCAAGAGCCGGGATAGGGTATATTGTTGTTCAAATGATTCCGTTGTTTATGAGATTGCTTGTTGAGATTGCTAAGGCAATATAATTTCGAAGTTTTGAGGTTGATATAATTCAACATAATACTGCAATTCGATGATATTCTTATTGTAGAAAGATAGATGAAAATTGGAAGGGCGAATGTTTATGAAATCAAATTGGTCAACTACGATGGAATTAGTAACTATATGCATGGGGGTATCAATAGTAGCTTTAGGAGTTGCCTATCTTTTAGGTGGTGCAATACTTCCACCTGCTTTAGTAACTGGCATTTCTATAGCCGGATTTTGTTTAACATTGAGTGACTACTTTATAAAGATAGATGTTAAAAATAATCGGTTTGTAAACACAGAATCTAGAAAAATAAAACTGGTAATGTATATGCATTTTGCGGCTATTTATGGAGTTATCGTATTTCCGAACATGAAGTTTATTGAAGATATAGGAAAAGGGAATTTAGAATTTATAAGTACAGTCGCGAGCGTTATAGCGTTAGGATTCGTAATTGTGGTAATTGGACATAATAACCGAAAAGAAGTTATAAACGATATAAATGAACAATTCCAATGGCTAAAAGATAACCAAGAAAGCTTAAAGGAACTAAAGAAACAAGTTCCTGAGTTGAAAAAGGAACTAAAAGAAAAAAACGAGCAGTTATTACAGTTTGAAAAAGAAATTGAGCAACTGCAATCACGTTTAGAACAATCTAAAGAAAACTAAGGCCCTCTGTTAATAAAATAGGGCTTTTTTTATTTGCAGGAATTTCTTAACCATCATGGAATACTCTCACTAGGAGGTGTCGTGACGTTATGACGGACGAGATTGTTTATTCTGCTAGTGAAGTATACAAACGACTAGGAATATCCGATAGCACCCTTAGAAAGTACATGGAAGTATTATCACGCGAAGGATTCGCAGTAAAGAAAGATAATCGTGGCAGACGCCAATACACAGACAATGACATTATGGTGATTGAGAAGTTAATTGAACTCAGCAAGCATGACGGTATGACGCTAGAGAAGGCAGCGAAGATGATTGCGCAGCAAATAGAGAAAGTTAATCCGGATCTGATTAAAGAAGAGCCAAAGGAAACAGATCTAATACCATTCCATATTCAAGAACAACTCCAGCAGCAGTATGGTGTTATGGCGCAAGAAGTGAAACAGGGTATGTTGGCAATGGAGAAACGTTTGAGTGAACAGGCGAAGCGGAGTAACGAGGGAATTAAAGCAAGCGTAGAAGCGCATAATGAACGAGTGGAAAAACGATTGGAAGCTCGAGACGAGACACTGATGAAAACACTACGTGAGATGCAGGAAACAAAGAAATTGATGCAGGAGTTTCGGGATGAGGTTGCTGCTTCAAAGGAGAAGAAGAAGCCGTGGTGGAAGTTCTGGTGAGGGTTTATAACAAACTACGAAAAAGTAGAAAAGTATACTTTTCTACTTTTCTGCTTAAGAGTGATTATACAAAAATCCCTACATATGTAGGGCTAAATCATTCACACGATAATTGGCAATTCCTCTGTTATTTCCGAAACAGATTCTCCTGGATCAAATTCTTTTATATCGAGTTTCCCGTTTGGACCTTTTCCGAAAACTTTCATTTCAACATTGTTTATATTTTTAAGAGCGTTATATATTCGAGTAGAATAATTGGGAGCAATTGTAATCATACGAACATCTTCATTGAAACAGGATGGGTAATAAGCAGATTGCCACACTAAACTTTTATCATCATCAACCGTCTTCAATTCAATAATACATTTAGTGCCATTTTCATCATTCGCTATAATATCAATAATCCCATTTTCAACTCTATATTGTCTTTCTATAAAAGACATACCTTCTTCAATGATGAATATATGGTCGCATAATATATCTTCTAATAAACTTTCAGGGCCATTCATTAATTCATCTGTTATTAGTTCTTCCCATATGTCGTCCATCAACTTTATTTTTTCTTGTATTACATCATTATTTTTGAATTCTTCACGAGTCATGCAAAAATCTGAACATATTCCAAAGAATACAAAAGATTTATCATTATTAGTTATACTTTTTACCATAGACCAATCCATATCATCTATTGAATATAAAATTTCATCTTGTAGTAATTTTTTAGTATGATTCGGGGTTTGTTTCCAAAAATTATGACACCAATATTTCGTATTATCTTTCTTAGATAATTTTTCAATATCTTTTTTTCTAAAACACTCTTTACAAAAGAATTCACCTACATATAAAGTTAGCACTTTTGAGGAGATCTCTTTAACTTTATCTTCATTGTGGGTCACTAAAATTAATTCGCCTTTATTAAAATCCCACTCAGATAAATCGTTACGAAAAGCATATAAATAGTACCTTTCCCCTTCTTTTTGCTTAAATTCAACTTTTATACAACCATACTCTTCTGTAAATAAATCGAAATCAATTATATTATCACCATTTTTCGTAATTACTCCCATGAAATTCAACTCCAATAATATTAGGATGGAAAACGTTAAGAATCACTGTGCAGACAAGGTAAAATTGTATCGTTTCTTATTATTTATCTAGCATCTCATATAGGTGCTTATATATCCCTTTATATCCTTCAGACTGTCTTGTTGTAAGTTTAGTATTTACATAGCTTTCAAGCAGCATATCGATAATACTGTTAATCGATGCCTTATCCATGTTCTCTTGTTCTTTAATAAATGGTTTTAGTGTATTCAACTTTAATTGCACAGCAGGTGAAAGTTTAGCGGTTTTAGATGGAACTAAACGTTGATCTGGCTTTTCAGGAGCAGTTACTTTGGCCTTGTTGATTATAGGTTTGATAACTTGCTTTTTAACAGGCTCACTATTACGACCAAAATCGTTAGTTCCTTTTATCTGTACACCTTTGTCATTTAAAGTGTTTCCAGGTTTTGTGACAATAGGTTGAAATGGCGCTTTAGACATTACGAACTTCCTCCTTAAGCATTAATAGTTGCAAAATAATTTTCATGTTCATTTAATTCACTAAGAACATCGATGAATAGTTGATGAGCTTTTTCATCCCACATATCAATATTACCGCTAACGTTAACATTTTTATGAATTCCTTCGATATCATACACTTTTAGGCGTTCTTGATATCTCACGATTGTTTCTAGAACGTTTCCGCCATACATTTCCTGAGCTTGCAGTAATACTTTATTATCCACTCGTTTCCCCTGGTGTAACATCATTGGAATAATCCCTAAAACTTGCAGGTCCGCATCATATGTCTCTGCTAAGAACTGCATATAAGCGATGTATGTTTGAGCACCTTCTAAAGAGAGTTCTTGTGTTTGTAGAACGATGATACAATAATCAGCTGCTATCATAGCGTTATCTGAGTAGTCACTGATTGTTGGTGGTACATCAATGTAAATACGATCATATTTATCTTTTAATGGTTCAAGTAATTTCTTTAAATAAGTAATTTGTGCAAGTTCATCCTCTGGGAACATATCAAAGAGGATTTTTGATAGTTTTCTAAATGAAGTATTAGATGGAACGATATCCAAATTCTCAATAACTGGGATAATCTCATTCTCTAAATTTTGATTTAGAAATGCATCCGTAATAGACTTGTCTATTTGTTCAATGTCTCCTGTCTTAGCAAGAACTCTTGTAGCATTGCCCTGAGGATCCATATCCACTAAAAGACACTTTTCATTAAATACAGTAGCTGCTTCGTAAGCTAACATTGTTGCTGTTTTTGTTTTTCCAACTCCACCTTTAAAGTTACCGATTACGTATGTAGTTGCTTGTCTAGTCATTTTCGACATTCCTCCATAAAACTCCGAATAAGTATACCTTTGAGTAAAATGTAACATCTATATACAATATTCGCAACAGTATACCTAAGAAAAGTTTGTGTTTTTTCAACGGATTTAACGAAAGAGTAGAAAAGTAGACTTAAGCGTAAGATTTTTTGGTATACATTTCTACTTTTCTACTTTTGCGTAATTTATAGGGATAATGGCGTTCTAGGCTGATATTTATACATTCATGTCAAAGTATAAGTTAGTGGAATTATAATAAAGTTTGAAGATAAGTAGAAAAGTAGAATTTTCTACTTTTGCGTAGTTCTACATTTCCACTTTTGCGTAGTTTTGACTTGTCATTTCTTTATTTACAAACAAAAAAGCTTATTGTAACGTAGTACACAACAAGCATCATTCTACAAAACAAAACATATTTTGATAAATCAAATCTACATAAATAGATCGAGCAAAACAATTGAATATGAACACAAAACAAAAAGCCACTCCCATTTGCTATCGGCTACCAACCTTTAGCGGGAATGACTGAGTTCTAGTAATTGCTACCAACACTTACTAGACATAACCTGTAACCATGCAGGAACTCGGTTTAAGTAGTGTACCACCACTATCCTTAAACAATTATGCCTTTCGACTAGGCTTATTTGATATACCCATTTTATCTATGATTTGGCTAAAATTCAACTAGTAAATGCTAGAATTGTATTTTTTGCAGTCAAAAGATATATAACGGGCATCTCTAAACCTAGAAGTCTTGTGGATCTACAGACCATTTAGGAATTGGAGATGCCTTTTTGTTTTTTGTTCGCGTGGAATTGCCTGATACCACGTAAATAAAAACTGATAAGCCGTGATTCCGTGCTTCTATATAGAGGGAACGTGTTACGGCGTGGCTAGCTGTTGGTCGTGCAGGGGGTACAGAGTATACGCCTACAAAAACAGCACCCCTCATTGGAATCCTGTTCTTCTGGTGAGGGAGGGCGAGAACTTGCCTAGGGACGATTCTCTAAAAGGTTCGGGTGGTTATCGTTAGCATCAAGGTGCTAGGGAGTACATTCAGTTTGTCGTGTAGGGACGATATTACAAGGACAAGTCATAGAAAAAGGATGTATGCGGTGAAGATCGCTAAGTGAGCAGGGTCTATACATACGGATACCTTATAAGTGACCGCATGGCGAAAACAAGACGCTTATCCATCTATTTTGACTGATTACTTTTTTTGTGATCTTTCAAAGTAGGGGATAAATCTGCCTTCCAGCCGTGTTCCATAATCGTTCCCACATGATAAAAACCCTCAAGACCTTCAGTCAAGCTTAATTACGAAGAAATGATGAAAAATATGAGATTGTTTAACTCCTGGGGGAATGACTTACTAAGATAGAGGAATAAATAAAAGATTTATTACTTACTTGGTTAGAGGATAAGGGGATGGATGGTTAGAATAGGCCTTATTGCCAGATTTGATTTTATACATTGGATATAGTACGTGAAATTTTTAAAATATATGAAATAATAAATAGAGTTTATGCTAATAAAATTTGTGAGCATGTGTTTGTTTTAAGTAAATTGTTATAATGAATAGTGTAGGGATAATTTGCTTAAGGGGGGATTTTAATGCCTGTACAAAGAATAGTGGTAACTGGATACACTAAGGAAGATGCGAAAGGTAAATTCGAATTAGAATTGTTACAAAGGGATATAGATTGCTTTCCGCATGAAATAGAGGTTATAGATTGCACTAATGATGATACAGATTATAATTGGATGATTATTTATAAGCCGTATGGGTTTTAATTTATGTACAAAGAGGACTGGGCTAGACAAATAGGATGCATATTGTGGTTTTCAGCTATATTATGGGGGCCACTTGTTTTATTGATTCTTGTAAACATTATCGATATTTTTAACTCTTATATGAGTTTCGGTTTGGATGTATTGGGATTAGAAGGTTTTATGATAGCTGTTTATTTAGTATCTCCATTATTTTTATTTTCGATATTTCTAATTGTGGTTGGTAAGCTTATAGAATACATTTGCAATAAATATGAGAATAAAAAAAAGACACCTTAGTAGGGTGTCTTCCTCCGACTTGAACCACTTTAATTTTAATAATATGTATTGGACTCCCATCCAAATATTATTTTAAAGTTGTTTTCTTCATTGAGAAAAAAGAAAATCACCCTTTCGAGTGCCATTAGATATTTGTTACGTTAAATACTTGGTGGAGCATCAATTGAAACGTTGATATTTGTTGGACTGCCAAAAATAGATATCCTAACACCATCAACTACTATATTTTCGCTATCTTTATTTGATTCTTTTCCCTCAACCATTTTATCCAGTTTATCTGACCATGTTACCCCTGTAGCTTTTATCATAGCTTTAACAGTGTTAAGGTCTGGAGCTCCATTATATAGCATACTGTCTATTGTCTTTCCATCTCTTCTCAGGTTCACACTAACCCATTTTGCTTCTGATGTAGTATCTTCAGCTTTTGTGTAATAAAAACGATGAGTTTTAGTACTTTCTTCAAGTTCAAGACTGAAAGGTAATACTTGAATACCTTGACCAGCTAACTCCTCTTTAATTTTATTGTAGTTTTGTAGATATTGATCTGTAGTCATTTCTTGAAAGGCAAATTTCTCTTTAGTTTTTTTCTCTTCTTTTTTGTAAGTAGGTTCAGATTGTTTAGATTCAGTTGCAGTCTTCTCATTTGAACTACAAGCAGCTAATCCCGTAAGTAATGTGCTACACGTTAATACTGTAAGTAATTTTCGTTTCATATCTTTTCCTCCACACGTCCATTTTGTAAGATTTCTCAACCAAGCATAACAAATTCAGTTACAACTATTTTGTCATATTTTGTCGAACGAAAATAAAAAAAGAGAGCAATATGCCCTCTTACCACAATTGGTCAAATTATGTCAAATTTTACCACTATTCATTGGAAAAGTTTTCCCCTACAATGAAATCAAATCAGAACGTTTCTTGGTTATCTTTAATCATTCGAATAAACAACAATACTTGATTGCAAAAACGTTCTTTCTGAGCATCGTCTAACGCCCCATACGTTGACCTAGCTTCAGAAATGACTTGTTGTATTGGTTCATCTTCGAAATCGTTAGAGAAACCTACAAGGACGTCTAAAGAAACATTGAAAAAGGAGGCGATACTCGCTAAAGTTTGAATATCTGGTTGGAATCTACCAGTTTCCCAATTTTTGATTTGGCTCTGTGAAAGATTTAAAATCTCAGCCAATTCAGCTTGTGTTAAATCACGCGACTTTCTTAATTGTTTTAAAGTTTGTCCAAAGATTATCATAGTAATTTAAGTATAAATATTGAACTATCATACTACTACAATAAGTTGTTTTATTAACTAAACGATAAAAATAGTTGTTAAACAACTAAAATGTAGAAATAAAATAGAACAAAAGTTCGTTTTTTATGGTAATATATGTTCATGAGGTCTTTATTATGTCACATGCATAATTACATATTTTATTTTTGTACAACTTGAAAAACGTTGATATGAAGCGTTTTTCAAACTTTCTCAACAATTGTCTGACAATCATAGGACTGAATATTGGGAAATTTGTGGTATTATGAAAACAAATAAAATAAACGGACGTGAAAAAAGACCCACGGTGTAAGTAGTGTTGGACGCACTCTTACACTGCCCCCTAACCACCTAGGGAACATTGTCGCGGATCTTGTACATACTGATTATAACACACCTTAGATTGAAAGTGGCGCGTTTTCCTTTATATGTAACAAAACGGGGTTTACGTGTCTTTTGTCCACAAGGAGGACAAGCACTGTGCAAGAAGTATTAAATAAGATTTCAAACCAAATCAGTTTTCACAGAATGAGCACTCGAAAAATTGGAAAACAGATCAATACAACGCATGTTACCATTTCGAATTTTCTTAATGGGAAGTCTCAAATGCGGTCTAATACTTACGGTGAATTATTAAAAGAAGTTTTCCCCAACGATGTAACCACAAGAAGAATGTGTTGCGAAAGATATTTTTCTCAGACGGATAAACCAATTAATAAGCGGTTAGCGATGGATTATCTCGCTGTACATGGTGAACAGGAATTATTAAAACAATTGATTGACATTGAAAAAATATCTCATGATAAAGATAATCGTGAATGGGCTTATGTTTATGAACTAATTTACTTACGTAATAAAGGCGAGTTGTCAGGGATGAAATTGCAAAAACGACTACATCAGGCAAAGAAGGAAATAAAGTTATCTACAACTGAAATGCAAATTTTATTTGAAATCTTATCGTTATTTGCAACAGCTGATAGAAGGAATTTCAAATTGTTGAATGATACTGCTGCTATCTTATTGGAAGAGGTCGATTCGATTTCAGATCCTTATTTAAAGCTCTCCTTTGAATACAAAATTAAAGAATGTATGATTCAAGGACTGTTAATGTCAGGTGAAGTAGAAAAAGCAAGAACTACATGTCATGAAATTATAAACAGAGAAGAGTTACGACGACGGTTTCCGATGATCGTAGCCACTGCATATGGAACTTTGGGAGAATCGTACACCTTTGAAAGTTTTGAAACAGCAACGCATTACATTAACCAAGCAATTGAACTATTAGAGAAGAAACTTAACGCACGTATGAGTTTACGTAACGATATGATGGTAAACACGATTGAATTTTTGAAAATAATGTGGAAAGTTGGATTGAATAATGTTCATCCGATCCACATAGCTGAGAAAGCTTATTTAGAAATTCAGTTAGGCAACAACGAAAAAGCAATTGAATTGTTAGAAAACCTAAAAGAAGTTAATGGAGAGCTATCTGCATTTCAGTTATACTATCTAGCTTTAGCGAAAAATGATAAGTCTCTTTTTGTAGAAGCTTTGAATAAATTCGAGTTGTTGGGCAACATTTTTTACTCGCAATTACCGAAGAAAAACCTAGGGATTATATAGTAAATATGGTATAATATACTTAGAAAAACAAGGAGGTATTTTATGCGTAAAATCCTTAAAGTAGTACCAGCTTTACTATTAGTTGGAGCGTTTTTACTGAATCCACCAGTAAAAGAAGCACCTAAACAAGAAGCTTCAACAGCTCCGATACTATATAAAATGGTTGATCCTGGAACAGGTTCCGGTTGATATAAAGCAAATTTGATGAATAAATAATTGAATATAATATATATGAATGACATCGTCAAAATGGCGATGTCATTCGCTGTTTCTAGGGATTGGTAAGTGTTTTCTACTTTCGGCAAACACTTACCAATTGTGAAAAAATCACAAACTACTATGGAGATATTGGGGGATGTTGGGGATGACGAAAGAACAATTAGTGAGAATAGCTGCGAAATTAGGATTAAAACAGGGGAATCCAAAAGCTGAGGATATTTTAAAGATTGTCCTTGATGAATCATATAAGGAAAAACCAAATACATAAAAAAAGAAGACTGCCGTGTAAGGTAGTCTTCTTTGATTAGTCATTCTTTTTATTTTGCATATATGTCACATACATTTCTAACTGCTCCCAAGCTTTCTTTCGCTCATCTTCTGGAAGACTCTCTATTATTGACATTATGTTCTTTCCTTCTTCAGATACAACTTTATCTTCTTCTTCATTTAGTTCAGGGTCTTCCGATCTCCCTAATAAATAATCTGTAGTTACTCCGAAATGATCTGCTATCTTTTCTAATGATTCTCGCCCAGGTGACTTTTTACCCTTTTCAAAATAAGAAATAGCCATTTTAGATACTCCAATAGCATTACCCAGTTGCTCTTGTGTTATCTTATTATTTTTCCTGAGTTCTTTAATTTTTTCCCCGATCAATATTAACGTCCCCTTTTACTAAAGTGTTTATGATACATAAAGTATAAAGTAAACATAGTGTTTACCACAAGATAAAATTTATTCTAGTTTTTTTAAAAAAAGTACTTGAAATAAACTTGAGGTTTACTTATAATGAAATCACAGGCAACGAAGGGAGGAAATAACTTGAAGCAGTTAAAACAAAAACGACTAGAAAAAGGGATGTCTTGCCAAGACGTTGCCGATAGAGTCGGAATCACTAAAATGCACTACTGGTACATTGAAAATGAAAAAAGAACTTTGAAAATAGACTTAGCAGAGAAAATCGCAGTTGCTCTTGAGGAAAATCCGAAAGACCTTTTTTTTAACAATTAAAGTAAACCTAAGATTTACAAATCGAAAGGAGTAAACCAAATGAATAAACTTGAAAAATTCTCACATAACATGTTCGGTAACTTAGAAATTCTTATTAAAGAAGGGAAGGAATTCTTCCCGGCGACAGATGTTGCAACTGCATTAGGTTATTCGAATCCAAGAGATGCAGTAAAGAAACATTGTAAAGAGGATGGGGTAGCGTTTTGCGACGTCACTGATTCTTTAGGAAGAATGCAAGAAAAGAAATTCATCAACGAACCTAACTTATACCGCTTAATCGTCAAATCAAAACTTCCACAAGCGGAACAGTTCGAGAAATGGGTATTCGAAGAAGTGCTTCCTTCTATTAGAAAACACGGAGCATACATGACAGATCAGGCGCTCGAACAAGCAGTAACAAACCCAGACTTCATGATTGGTCTTCTCACTAACTTAAAAGAAGAAAAAGCAAAACGAGTTGAAGCGGAAAGAACACTCTTGCAACAACAATCGCTTGTAACATTTGCTGAAGCAGTGCAAGTATCAACAAATCTAATAACTGTCAAACAGTTAGCGAACTTAATGAGGCAAAAAGGAATTGATACAGGACAAAACAGACTCTTCGAATGGTTTAGAGAAAATGGATATCTTTGCAAGAAAAGAGGTAGCCTGTACAACACACCAACACAGTATTCAATGGATTTAGAGTTATTCGAATCACAAGAATATGTAAGGACAAATAGTCTAGGTGAGTTTGTAACATCATTCACTACAAAAGTTACTGGGAAAGGTCAGCTTTACTTCATTAATAAGTTTCTTGGAAAGGAAGCGATGTAAATGATGGAAGAAAGCTCATTATCACTGTTAATCGTATCAGCGGCAATATGTGTATTCGTATACCTGGTACACCGAATAGATATCTGGGACAAGAAAACGGGATGGTCAAGAGATGACAAATAAACAACAGCGTGATGAATACGAATAAAAGAAACTCACATGGATCATAAAGGATTTACGAGCTAGAGGGATACATAACAGCGCAGATAAGGTTGAGGAAATGCATAAGGAGTTTATAACTTTAGCTAAATAGAGAGGGGAATTGGAATTGAAGAAGGATGAATTGAATCTAGAAAGCTTTGGTCAACAGTTAATAATCACTGGTTTAGCGAGATTAGTTGAAGAAGAAGATTATACGCCACACGAAGCGTTTCAATTGTTAGAAACGATTAAAAGAAATACGTTCCATACACTTTTAGAACTAAAGAAAGAGTCTAAATCAAAATAGGACAAGCCTTCGCTTGTCGGAATGTTCAGGAATCTAATGTTAGTCCCCACCTAAATGAAAGGTTCCTGGATGTTCCGATGCGCGAAGCATCACGAAAGGGGAATGAAAATGAGAGAAATTAAGTTTGATGCAATTTATAAACCAACAGGAGAACACTTTACTCCTAGAAATATTAATTTCGAAAGTAAAACAACACATGGAGATTTTGATGGTCAGATAAGTGACTGGTGTCACTTCTCGTTAGATGGTGGTTATGGTGATGCGATTCTAAGACAATACACAGGATTAAAGGACAAGAACGGTAAGGAGATTTATGAAGGGGATATTGTAAAAAATAAAGACAAATCAGGTGGGTGTGAAGAAGAAAATATTGATTTTATAGCATTTGAACATGGTCGATTTGTTGTTCGTGATAAGGATAGAGTTTTACTAGATATGTGGATTGGAGATACAGATTTAATCGATATACAAGTCATTGGTAATATCTACGAAACCCCAGAGTTACTCAAAACAAAATAAAACCATTCGACTACGCCTAATCGAATGGTTCGTGAAACGACTTAATTATTATGTACCTCTATTATAACACGGTCGTTTCTTCCAGTAAACAAGGAGGAATGTGGAAATGAAAGTTATTACTAATCAAACGCTATATCAATGTGACCATTGCGGTAAGCGTCTATTAACGAAACATGGAGCAAGAATACACGAAGAACAGTATTGTTCGGTAGTTCTAGAACAGAAAAAGAATGAAAAACAAGCTAAATGCAAGCATAAAAACATTGATACACATTACGGATACATCCCAGGTGAAGCAGTTATGGAACCGCAGTATGACTATTGTGTGGATTGTGGAAAAACAATTGGATGGGGTGAGCGATGTGGTTGATATTCAAGAAAAACAAGAAGAACGTGCAATCGAAACTTTAAAGCAAATGTCTGAAAAGGAAAAAGACATCGTGAAGAAGTTAGATCTCGACTATGCAATCACGGTTTTAACAAATAAACCATATGGCGGAATGCCGTTCTAGGAGGAAATGAAACTATGAGACTTTATGAATTAACAAATAACTATAACGAACTACAAATGATGATTGAGGATGGTGTAGATCCATCATCAGTAGCGGATACATTACAAGCAATTGAAGAAAGTATTCAGGATAAAGCGCAAAACATCGCTCTACTGATTCGTAACCTTGAAGCGGATACAGAAGCTATCAAGTTAGAAGAAAAGCGATTAGCAGACCGTAGGAAAGCGGTAGAAAACAACTGTAAGAGCTTAAAAGATTACTTGTATCAACAAATGACTTTATTAGAAATAAAACGCATTAAAGGAACAATCGTAACAGTAGGGATTCAAAAGAATCCAGCGAGCTTAGACATCGCAGAAGATGCAGTTGTTCCTCCGGAATATATGGTACCGCAACCAGCAAAGGTTGATAAGAAATCATTACTTGCAGCGGTTAAAGAGGGAATGCAGTGGGATGGCATTACGCTACGTCAGAGTGAAGGCGTGAGAATCCGATGAATAAGAGCGAAACGATTACTGAACTAGCTAAAGCGTTAGTAAAGTTCAATTCAGAAGTCAACAAAATAGCAAAGGATGCAGACAATCCTTTCTTTAAAAACAATTACGCAACGCTAGACACGATTATAGATGAAATTAGACCAATCCTTTCTAAACATGGATTAAGCATTATGCAAATTCCAAGCGGTGACGGTCAAAACGTAACGTTAAAAACACTTCTCTTACATGAGAGTGGTGAATGGCTTGAGTCGGATGAACTAACTATGAAGCCAGTAAAGAACGATCCGCAAGCGGTCGGAAGTTGCATCACATACGCAAGACGATATTCACTAGCAGCGTTCCTTAGCTTAAACACAGGTGAAGATGATGATGGAAATGGAGCTACTTATGGGAAGGACAAGCCTAAACCAAAAGGTAGCAGTGGACAAGCTCCAAGTAAGTCACAAGGTAGCGGTGGTAATGGTAAAGCATCTGAGAAACAAATGAAGATGATACATGCAAAAATAGCGCATATTTCAGCTTTAACAAAGACAGAAAAGCAAACTATTGAAGATACATTGAAAGGTAACATCGGAACTGACGATTTAAGCGAAATTAGCTCTCAGGTTGCATCAAAAGCAATTGAAGTATTAATGGGTTGGGAAAAGCAATATAGCCAAGCAGGTTAAGGAGTGAAAAACCTATGTTAGATAAAAATCAATCGAAAGTCGTCCTCCCTTCATGGGTTAGCGAGGGCGCAAAAAACGAGCAAGAAATAAAAGTTAAGGCGATTGAGTACATTACTCCTGATCGCTATCCAGGATACAAAATATTGAAAGTTAAAAATGGTATCGCGATATGCGAAAGGGAGAGTGTGTGATGAGTTTTCAATGGAATAAACAAAATTTAGATACAAGCAGACCAATACCAGTAAGAGGTTACAACCTTACTAAATTACTAAAACGAGTTAGGGAATTAGAAAAAGACGGATATGAACATGTTAAACCATACCAAAAGATTTATAAGCAAAGGAAAAGCTTTGATTACGACATGAGCCGTAACTTTGGTAACGGCGGATATAAATTTAACGGATATACAGATACAGTTGAGTATTTGTTCGTGATGAAGAAGGTGAACTAAATGGCTAAATACAGACACGTACAAACTTCATTTTGGTCAGACGCAAGAGTTTCAGAAGAAATGACACCAGAGGATAAATACTTTTACCTCTACTTAATGACAAATGAGCATACGAAACAAATTGGGGTTTATCAGATTACCAGAAAACAGATCGCCTTTGAGTTAGGATATTCAATTGAAACTGTAAAAGCGCTGTTAGAAAGGTTCGTTAGTTATCACAAACTAGTCATGTATAACGAAGAAACGAGGGAGATTTGCTTAGTCAATTGGGGTAAATACAATCTTAATAAAGGTGGCAAGCCGATTGAAGATTGCATCAAAAAAGAGCTTAAATCCATCAAAGATTTATCTCTTGTGAAGATGGTACTCGAAAAAACGGAAAATACCTCGCTAGTTAATAAAGTCAGTGTTTATGCGGGTCTTGACGATACGTCCCACGATACGTCGACGATACGGGGACAAAAAGAAAAAGAAAAAGAAAAAGAAAAAGAAAAAAATACTTCTTGTCACAAGTTTTCAACTTCTGACCTGGAGAACGCTAAATTGTTATTCAAATTAATGTTACTAAACAATCCATCAGCAAAAGAACCTAACTTTGACAAATGGGCTGATGACTTTCGTTTAATGAGAGAACGAGATAGCAGAACGGATGAAGCAATTAAGTACCTTATTAATTGGACACAAAACGATACGTTTTGGAGAACTAACATACTTTCTCCGGCTAAGTTAAGAAAACAGTTTGATGCGTTAGTGATGAAAATCAAAACAGATAAAGAAAAGAACAAAACTAAAACGATTAAAGGTAAGAAGGAATTAAGAGAGGAGGACTTTGACCTTGAATAAAAAGCAGACGTTTGAACTATTAAAAGCAATTAGTGCATTGTACCCGATATTTGAAGTGACACAAATGAAAATTGATTTATGGACTACCATTCTATCGGAACAAGAATACGAGGAAATGCTAAAGAACCTTTCTAACTATGCGAAATATAATCAATTTCCTCCTAAGCCAGCTGATTTATTAAAAGAAGATCATGAAGTGAAATATACAGGTCCAACTGTTTCGGAGACAAAATCCATGTTCAATAAATGGGATGAAAATAGCAAGGACGTGGCGCCGCCGGAGGAACGAGAAAAGCATCTTAAAGAAATAGCGAAGATATTGGGTATTAAACGGAGGGGAAGGCAGTGAATCACACTTTAGATTACGAGGGGTTATATAGCATTCAAGCGGAGCAAGGTCTTCTAGGGGGACTAATTTTAGATCCAGACAAGATAAAAGATATCAATTTACAACCTGAGCAGATGTATCGTCCTCAGCACGTCCATATCTTTCGTACAATGCTCGAAATCGATGGCGGAAACGAACCAGTAGACTTTGTAACAATGACCGCTAGATTGGCTGAGAAAGGGCTTATAGAGGATGTTGGTGGAATCAGTTATCTCGCTCAATTATCAGAAACAACACCAAGCACTTCTAATATTAAATACTACGAAAAAATCGTATGGAGTAAATGGCGAGATCGAGAGGTTGTTAAAAATACAGAAACGTTAAAACAGGCGGTTCACAGTGGGAATGATACGGAGCTCGCTATTCAAACTCAAATGGCAGCGCTACTGAATTTAAGTAGGGAAGACAAGAACAGTGACGGACGGATTAAAGATGGACTTATAGAAGTTTTTGGCGAGTTAGAGAATCCTGTTCGCGGATTGGCTGGAATGGATACGGGGTTCACTGAATTAAACCGCATGACGGCAGGATTCAAACCGCAGGAGTTAATCATTGTAGCAGCAAGACCATCAGTAGGTAAAACGGCATTCTGTTTAAACGTAGGAAGCAATGCAGCGGGCGAGCAAGGTGAAGGCGATGTAGTCGCTATCTTCTCACTTGAGATGGGGCAAAAGGAACTCCTGAAGAGAATGGTTAGCATTAACGGGAATATTGATGGGAATCGCATGAAAACAGGTGAGCTAAACCCAGAAGATTGGACGAAATTAACGCAAGCTATGGGAGCTTTAAATAATAAAAACATCCGAATTTTTGATGATGCAGGGATTACAACGAACTTTATCTGGTCGAAGGTTAAAAAGTTATGTGATGAGTTCCCAGGTAAACAAATCATGGTAATCATCGACTACTTACAACTTATAACAGGGAATCCGGTACATAAAGGAAATAGACAAGCAGAGATAGCTGAAATTAGCCGGACACTTAAAACGATGGCCCGCCAATTAAATGTATGTGTAGTCGCTCTATCTCAGTTGAGTCGCGGTGTAGAACAACGCCAAGACAAAAGACCTATGATGTCCGATTTACGCGAGAGCGGGCAAATAGAGCAGGATGCAGACGTCATAGCGTTCTTATACCGAGAAGATTATTACGACCGAGAAACCGAGAATAAAAACACAATCGAAATCATTATAGGGAAGCAAAGGAATGGCCCAGTTGGATCAGTGGAATTGGCATTCATTAAGGAGTACGGAAAGTTCGTTAATTTGGAAAGAAGGTTTGAACAATGAGAAGTCAATTAAGCTTTGACGACATATTGGGTACTTTCGATTACCGAGCAAGGAGTACAGCCGAGAAATTCCTAGCGAATACAAGCGCCATAACGACATACTCAGTGGATTTTTATAAGGACCAAAGACAAAGTATCGATTGGTTTGAAGCGAAGACAAAGAGCGAAGCCGAGGGAATGGCTAGGGAGAAATACGGGCAGATACAGATTGTTAACATATACATCTCAGATCGGACTCTGAAAGAAATAATGGAGCTAGATTAGGAGGGGTAAAATGGCTTTAAATCGGTGGTTGACTGATGAAGAACGAGCGAGAGCAGCGGCTAACGGAATAAGCACAAGAACGCTATATTATCGTCTCTATAGAACAGATAAATGGGAGCTGGAAGAAGCGTTAACAGCACCGCCTGGAACGGTTAGACATAATTGTGACGGGAAAATTATAAGGCTGCTACAAAAGCGGTAATGGAAAAGAAATAATGTCATTGGATTAGGAGGGGTAAATGTGAAATACAAACCTGTACCAACATGGGAAGACTACGAAGTAGCCAAAAGGAACGGAATAAGCAAAAACAATGTAGATGTTCGTGTTAACTCTCTTGATTGGGATATAAAAAGAGCGATAACACAACCATTGGGTAAATTTGATAAATATTATGTGAAGTTGGCTGAAAAGAATGGAATTGCATATCACACATATCTTAAGAGGCTTTCACTTGGATGGAGTGAAATAAAAGCAGCTACGAAACCACCGCGTAAGTATAAAAAGAAACAAATCAGCTAGGGAGGCAACATGGACAGGCAAGACGTTTTAATAGAACAATTGATTCAGAGGAGTATATTCAAGCTAGCCGATGGGCGCGACTTATTTGAAGGGAGTTGCGAGGAACTGGCGGGGCTGTTAAGAGGAGATGGGGAGAATGAGGACGCTTAGATTAAGGCAGTTACTAAGATATGAGTACGGAAACACCGGAGAAATGTACAAGGATCAGTTCGACATAGATAAGGATAACATTCCAACAATCTTGTGGAGAATGGATCATATTAAGGGGCAGTATCGATTGATTGGGGTTTTAGATAAGACTTTCATGTGGTTAAGAATACAGTACGAAGGAGACAAGAAGGTTCGTAACTATTGGGGAATCGCAGGGACTTACGCTAGAAAAATCAAATAGGAGGCGTTTAAACAATGAAAGAAGCGATTGAAGAGTATATCGAACATTTGCAACAATCGGCAGTGGAAAACAGAAAGAAAGCTGATACAGCTTATGATAATGAAGATTTGGGGCTATCCGGTTTTTATAAGGGGCAATGGATTGCGAATGAAGGAACGGCAATAGCATTAACAACTATCTTATCTAAATTTAAGGAGGAAGAACGATGAAATATACAGAGCATGGTACTTTTGAGATCACTAAATTATTATCGGAAGCGAAGGAGAATGAAGAAAATGGCAACTAAGATCATTATGTTCACAGGAACAACTTGCTCCAAGTGCAAAAGAGCAAAAGAAATGCTTACTAAAACACCGCCAGGCCATGAGGTGGAATTGATTGAAAGAAATGTGGATAAGGACGAACACCACAAACTCTATATGATGTACGAATTGGAATCTAATACATTGCCGACATTTATTATTAACCCTGGAAAAGAGGGGCAAGAAACATTAAGAGGTTTTGACGAAAATATCGGTAAAATCATGGACCATATAGGACTGTAGGAGGGATTGCATGAAGAAAGAAACCATCGTACAAGTTAAAAGCGAAATTATAACTAATCAAGATGAAATAAACAAATATAAATACCATCTTATGATGGCTAAAATCGAAGTCGAGAAAACTGAAAATAAAATTAAAGAACTAGAAGAACGTAGAGAAGCATTGTTAAATTTCCTATAAGGAGCGGATACAAGTGTTAAACATACAAAAGATTTTTGAAGCGCAAGATAAATTTGATCGTAAGGTTGTTGAGGTTCACGGGTTGCAAGGTCAAAACCTAACTGGAGATGTGACACAGGCGTTATATACGGAGTTAGGTGAGCTAAGTAATGAAATTGGGTTCTTTAAGTATTGGAAAAAGAACAAAAAAGATGATAAAGCGCGTCAGTACGATGAATGGGCAGATTGCATGCACTTTATGGCGAGTTTGGGTAATAAGTACGGACATACGGAATTTATTTTATCTGACAGTGCATTAGAGGCGTTAAAGATATCAATGCAAACATTGGAATTTGATGTAATCAGATACCACCAGTTATTTGAAGAAATTTATACAGCAAATATGAGTGGTAAAGTCGGTTACACCTATGCGTTATATGCGCTGCTATCAATCGGCACGAAGATGGGTATGACATACGAAGATATGGATAAAGCTTACTTTGATAAAAACCAGGTTAACTATGATCGGTTAGCAAGCGGATATTAAGACCAAATTTGAATTTTGTATAAAAGTGAGGTGTAGCAAATGTGGGATGTAGTATTTATTGATAAGTACGACATAGAAAACACAGGTATTGTTTACGCTGAAACTAAAGCAGATGCAGCAATTAAATGCTTCGAAGTGTTTGAGTGTGCAATTATAAAATCGATTATTAAAGTTGGATAGAGCTACTTAATTTGTAGAAAAGGAGAATTAATTTGAGGTTCCATAAAGGAGATCTTGTGATAGTGGATCATCCTGATTATCCAGAATCGAAAGGGTTAGCACGAGTGATAAGAGCAACATCTAAAGTTTTATGGGTGGAGTTTCTTGAACATAAGGGGAAATGGATGGTTCATGATGATTATCTAAGCAAAGCAACAAATGAGAAGTAAAACTAAACAAAAATTTCATTTTGTAGAAAAGGGGAATGGATATGAAAAGATATCGTGTTGAATTCACTGAAACGAAGTCGTATGAAGCTTATGTTGAAGCACCTGATGCAGATAAGGCGATTGATAAAGTTCGTAATGGTCTTGTAGAGGAAGAAGAACTGATTGAAAAAGATGTAATCATAGATGGAATGTATTTACAAAGTAAAAGCAGCTAGCAAAAGCTAACTGCTCAGGTTAAGAAATGGGTTGTCTACAGTATTGACGGAATATTGAGTTTTATTCAGGGGAGGAAGAAGAAATGAATAAAGAAAAAATATTAAAAAAAGAGATAATTAAATGGGTGAAAACCATGAATAGTGATGACCCAGAACAATTTAATTCATGCGTAATGGAATTGGAAGATATGTTGTTAGGATATATTGAGAAAAATATGGAGGTAGAGGGAAATGAGTAGTGCATGTATATGTCATATAGATAAAGATAAGTGTTTGTGGTGTAGAACAGGAGTTTATTGCAGTACGTTCGGATCTGAAAATTCTCAGGGGGCTTCAATGAATTTTCCTGACGGTAGAGTAATTAGATTCCATACAGCAAACATGGAAGAAGCTCATAATTTAGCGGATATCTTAGATGAGGTTGTAATTGGGATCGGAATGGAGAAAAAGAATGTTAAAAATTAGGCTTGGCATAGAAAAAGATGCATGGGGCGTTATGTTTGGGTATTACGCACCGGAAAGAACGTTAGGCATTCATATATTGTGTTTCTATTGCAATATCAGTTTTGAATAAAATAATCCTTTGAATAGAAAGTGAGGTTGCTAGTTGATTAGAAAGAGAAGGGTAATAACCAAGAAAAAGAATGCGCCACGGATCAAAAGTATTCCAACCACTGTAGACGGAATACAATTCGATTCTAGAACTGAAGCAAGGTACTACAGGTATTTAAAGAGTAGAGGTGATGTCGCTCAAATCGAGTGCCATCCTTCTTATACTCTTATTCCAGCATTTACAATTAAAAGCAGTCTAACGAAGTCAGGTAAATCTAGAAAGGAATCATTAAAATTCACACCAGACTTTAAAGTGACGTACTCAGATGGACGTGTAGAAGTTATAGATGTAAAGGGAAGCAAGAAGGCTATAAATGATGGATTCCCGATTAGAAAGAAGTTGTGGGAATTCCAGAACAAACAGGAGTTGATTGTTGAGATATGGGACAAGGATACACGGAAATGGAAAAGAACATAAAGGGGTGAGCGTTATAAAAAGATACGAAGGTACAAGAGAGTATATGTTGTTCCGAAAAGAACCAGGGTTTGGAGATAATCAGTACGTTACGATATTCGATGTATTTAAGTATCAGGATTTAGTTGACCATTTTAATGATGGCTGGAGAATTCATGATGAGGATAAGAAGAAAGTAGCTATGAGCAAAAAGGTATCAGCTTAATGGATAACGGAACAATGCTTCACAGTGTGGTGGGGGCTGTATTGTAAGTATCGTTCCCTTATTCAACAATGAGATAGTAAAATTTCACGTACCTTATGTGATGTTAAAAAGACAAATTGAGAAATAGGGGGATTACAGATGGAGCAATTAGCATTCTTTCCAGAAATCGATGATAAGGAGTATAAGTTAATTCAAAAAGCAGTAGTAAAGGTGTTGCGTGACTATAAAGCTCTAGCTGTACGTATGGAGAATCAAACTGAGTGTGAGAGGGAAAGTATTCAGTTATTCCCTGAATTACGCGATACGAGGAAATTGAATGATTATAAGTATTTGCAGATTAAGAGAGCGCTAGACCACTCATTAGATCTTGAACAAAGAGAGATTATTGAACGGAAGTATTTAAAAGGTGGGGTAATGAATGACACATTAATTAAGGCTCAAATGATGTTAGAGCATAAGTGGTATTACTATCAAAAGAAAAGCGCGATTATGGCAATCGCTACAGCATTACGTATGATTTAAGTGAACAAAAATCGGGAATAAAACGGGAACAAATACGGAAGAAAGTGAGGAACAAATGAATGCGGTTTTCGAATTATCATTATCTTACAAGCTCATTAAAGAGCTTTGGACAGCCCTTTGACAACCGCATATCGAAGAGGATTAACACTCCTATTAGTGAATGTTCTGATGCGAGAATGTCACGGTAACGTATACCGCATAGTAGGGCGGGCAAGGCGGTAAGAACCCGCGTTAAGACGAGAAGACCAATGAGTTAATTACAATGACATATTCCAGTGTGGCGGGTGTGAGATGACTCGCATTCGTCATGCTGTTTCTATTATGTTTAGTGGTCAGCTCAGAGACCGCCATGTCCTCTGGGTTGATAGTGAATATAATAATTCTCTATTCTTTGTTAATGTCGTTCTTGAAAATGGAAATGGGGGTGGTTGCTCATGATTGAGTGACGCTTGCATTAAATTTTTAGAGCAACATTGTTTTACCAAGTACATCAGTAATTACTCACGATCTTTATTGATGTAGAAAGCAAAGAGCTCTCCACTCTTTGTTTGAACTAACGTAGTGGAGTCTCCTCTCCATCCCTTTGAAAATACGTTAGTTCAAACAAGGCGTCGGAATTAACACATACGTCTTGGATATAATCACATTGCGTAAAGACTATAGGTCAGCTAAGGCTATGCGACGGCTGATGTATTGACCGACTCCACGGAGTATAAACGAGAAGATTCTTTGTCTTCTCCCAGTCACCGAACGTAAAGCGCGTAGCTAATAAGAGCTAAAAAATTACATGATGCGGTGGCTTGGAGAAGGTTGAGAGTACTCAGCCTTAAATGAAGAGATACTTATTGCCATTTGTTTTCTCTCTTTTCTCCCATCCCCTTGAAAGCTGTCACTTCGGTGATGGCTTTTTTGTTCTTTGTAAACTGGTGATTATCCAATATACATGATAGTTCTCAGTTTAGAGAGAATAAAATTCTTTGTTATATAGAAATTACACATTAAACGTTATGCGGTGGTGGAATAGGTAGACACGGTAGTGACTCAGAGTAACGCAGTCCTAGGCAAGCGATGATAGTCGTCTTTAATGAAATTACTCTATGTAAGGTGCAAATCCTTATCCGCATATTAAAACAAAATGGACATTTGAATAGGAGGATGATGATGGAGTACAGGAAGAAGCCAGTTGTAATAGAAGCATTTAAGTTCTATGTGGACTCTATACCAGATTGGTTTATGGATAAAGTATCTTCTAACGATATTATTCTTCACAATTGTAATTACAAAAGATACGGAATCGATGAAGCTTATTGTGAAATCAAAACGCTAGAAGGTGTAATGATTGGTAAAGGCGGAGATTACATCATTAAAGGTGTTAATGGTGAGATTTATCCATGTAAAGCAGACATATTTGAAAAGACTTATGAAGCTGCAGATGATGTCGCGATCATGGTGAGTAAGGAAATGGCTCAATTAGCAAGAGTTAGATCATATCGGAATGATTAAACCAATAGTAATCAAGGAGGATAAATGATGAGTGAATATATTAATATCAAATTTCAAGAAGGACCAATTCAAGAGAATGGAGTGAATGGTGCTCAAATTGAAGAAGTGATTCAAGTATTACATGATAGATTGCAAGGATTTCAAAATGGAGGATTTCCGTGTAATGAAAACACAATGGCGATGCAACATTTAAAGCGAGCGAAAGAATGGTTAGATGAACGCACGGCAAAACGTAAAGCGCAAGGTGTAGAAGGTAAGAACGAAAAGCATAATGATTAAACCAATAGCAATTATAGTAGGCGCTGCCGTGATCTGGTGGGCGTCTTGTTTGTTGTTAAGGAGGATATGAGAGAATGATGAAAGGCGTAGGAACTTTATTTCTTTTAGGTATATTAGGGATTTTGATTCTGTCGTTTGGGACATGGTCAGCTGTTTTGTTAGGGATAGCTTGGATTATAAGTTTTGTATTTAAATTGGATGTTAGTTATATGACGGTGTTTACTGTAAGCTCGGTTGTATGGTTATTAGCTGTTATTGTGAAAGGTTTATTCGCTTATTTAGGTAAGAAAGCAGCAGAAAGGTTTTGGGGTTGATTGTTGTTAAGGAAAGATAAGGGGTGATGGGATGAAGATACTAGGGCTTAACTTGTTAACTGACAAACAACTGAATAAGTTGATAACAGAAGCATGGGACAAAGGTTACGATCAAGGTCATAAGGTAGGACACGCTCGTGGTTATGAGGAAGGGCATCATAAAGGGATGACATCAGATAAACAGGGAGTAATGATGACTCGTTCAGGATTGTATATATTTGATGATAATAAGTGTGTTGGAGCTTTAGATATCGATAAGTCAGTTAGGAATGAAATGGAACAGTTGAAGGCGATAAGGGATGAAGAATAAAATCAAAGATTGCATATCTGAAGTTATATATTACATCCTACTTATGATTGAAGTATTTAGAAGATGATCTTAACAAAACAAACGAACACAACGAACGAAAATAGAAAAGCAAGAATCAAATGAGTCCTGCTTCATGGAGAGCTCGGATTAAATCAGCGATAGCAAAGATGCAACTGACAATATCGAATTCCCATTCTGAAGTGATCGTTCTGTTTTCTAATTCTGTCTTTTTAATTTTCATAGTAAAACCTCCCTAAAATGTTGTTCGTATATGTAGTACGATTTGCGCAACTAACTGAACAAAAATAGAGATAGTTAACAAAGTGAAGTTTATGCAGGAAATAACGGTGATTAGGTGCTGGAAATGGCGGTTTTAAGCCGATGCATAAAATAATGAATACCTATTATTCATAGTGAAATAAGAAAACACTGATACTAAGGTATTTCCTATCTATCTTATTTACATAATGCATCTTATCGGCAGTCATTCTGTGTATAAT